GTGCTGGAATTTCCTTACACTCTTGATACCATCACTACTGGTCAGTTTGATCAATTTTATCATGAGCATTATTATTACTGGCTCATGGCGCCCTTGGAAGAATTGTTTAATCAGTATGGCCTAAGAATTATTGCATATTTGCCGCAAACCATTCATGGTGGCACGATGCGGCTATGGATGACAAACAAAGAAATGGGCCCACCAGCATTAAACCTATCTGCTATTAAAGAAAAAGAACAGAAGGCCGTTGAGCGGTGTAATTTTGATCAAACAATTGCGGAACTACGCAACTATTTTGACAATGTTCTCTCCACTGGTGAGCTTGGAAAAATTTGTTTTTTTGGTGCCGCCGCAAAGGGCTGTGTCTTTCTAAACGCCCTTGGCCTAAATGTTAATACAATGGGCAGGACAGTAATAGTGGACGACACTGTTGAGAAGCAAGGGCTCTATGTTCCCGGCACTGGTTTCCAGGTGGTGGATCGAAGCGCTTTAAAAGATTACGATACAGTCATCATCCTTGCTCATAACTTTGCAGATCATATTGAGGCTTCCCTGCGGAAGGAGTTTGATGGTCACATCATGACACTACTCCCCATCACCAATGGCAAATAAGGATTTGTTTATTATTTACCATTTGTTTCAAGCACCTGGCTGGGAACAGTTATTTAGCGAGCAGATGGGGCTTCTATTTGTGAGCGGCTTAATAAACAATGCCAGCCTGATACTTTCAGTCAATGGCACTTCCCCATTGCCTCCCATTGACTATAAAAGTGTTTATAGAACAGACGGGTTTAGCGAGAAACCGTCCCTGCTATTAGCAAGGCAATATGCTGAAGAGTTTCCCGATTCTCGCATTCTTTATTTTCATAGTAAAGGCATCTCGCATCCAACTAAAAATCAAGATGATTGGCGTATGATGATGCAACATTTCATCATTATGAAATGGAGAGAAGCTGTTGCTTTGCTTGACGATCATGACGTGGTGGGGGTAAACTGGAGAACATTTCCAGTGGCACATTCATCTGGTAATTATTGGTGGGCCAATCCCTCTTATTTGCTAAAACTTGATCCCAATTTCCTGAATGATCATGATCGCATGAGTCAGGAATTTTGGATTGGTTCTGTAGAGGGCAGAGTTGCCAACATGCACGAAACTGATTTGGACCATTACAATCAAGCCTGCCCATCCAGCAGCTACTGTTCTTCCTATTTCAAGCCATGAATCTCCGCAAAATTATTGCTTATTATGACATCAATGGCCACGAGAAGGATGGTGGCACGGACAAAGACACCTTCCATTCATATATTGAAATGTATGAGCAATTTCTTGCTCCCTTGATTGAGAAGCCTGCGACTATTGCAGAAGTCGGCATTCAATATGGCGGTTCAATGCTGCTGTGGCAAGATTATCTGCCGAAGGCAAACTTTATCTACTTAGACAATGTTGACGCCGTTCATGCCAAGGTTTACGACAATCTTGACTTGAAGCGTTCCAAGATTCTATTTGAAGACGCCTATACGCAAGAGGCAGCGGCAAAAGTGAAGAAGCTAGCGCCGGGAGGCATTGATTTTATCATTGATGATGGTCCTCATACGCTGGAAAGTCAGTGTAAATTTCTTTCTCTGTATCTTCCGTTGCTTGTGGAAGGTGGCATGGCAGTCATTGAAGATGTGCAAAGCACTGACTGGTTTGCCACGCTAGAGCAGCATGTGCCAGAGAAATATGCCTTTGAAACCATTGACTTGCGTGGCATCAAAGGGCGTTATGATGATTTAGTATTTGCAGTGACAAAACAATAGTCATTGCCCTGTAACTATGGAATGCCCTAGCGCGACTATTGATGGCAAGGTAAACCTTGAAAACCATCTCTACACCATTGAAGTGGCACGGCTTGGCCCTCCCAATCCCAACGATCCCAGCAATGAATTCTGGGCGGATAAGGCAAAACGATGGGAAGTAGGAGATGCAGAGGCGCGGTCACGCTTGTGCAGTAATTGTGGGCATTACATTTTTACTGACAAAATTAAAGAGTGCATGGCGCAACATGACAATATTACGCCTGACATGGTTGGTCCTGGATGGGTGGACACAAATGATTCTGGAGGCTGGTGCAATCTTTACAACATCACCTGCACTGCCCATCGAACTTGCGTAGACTGGGAACCTGGCGGTCCCGTTACAACGGAAACGGAAATGGAAGATCGCGATGATGCAGCAATGCCTAAAACTAAAAAGGCCAAGCAGGCAAAAATTGCTAAGGTAATGCACGAATTTAAGGCTGGCACTCTTAAGGGCAGCGATAAGAAGCCAATTACCAATAGGAAGCAGGCAATTGCCATTGCTCTCTCTCAAGCTGGCATGTCAATGCAAGGCAAGAGTGATGAATATTGGGACGGTTATATCAATACAACTCTTGATGAATGGCAATCAAGTCAAGCAGACCAATCCGCAAAAATGGATGCCATGCAATGGAACGCTGAAAACCGAAAAAAATTAAAAGAAGGAAAAATTGAAGGCGCTTTTGCTGGTCCGGCAATGTCATTCCCCATCGCTTCAGCAGAAGACGTGGCAAATGCTTGGTCTTCTGTAGGCAGAGCTGCCAATCCCAAATCGATTGAAGCATCAATTATTCGCATTGCCAAGAAATTTGGATGGGAAAGTGGTCTTCCAGCAACAGTTCGTGAACGGCTTAAGAGTGGCGAGAGTGGCATGCCCCCAAAGGGCTAAGGGGAGACGCCGAATCCTTTTCCCCTCCATCGTCCGTAAGGTCTGCAGCGCGTCGTGGCCTTGAATTGCGTAGGAAGTATCATAAGGGTGGTTTAACCACCCAAGAGGCCGGTAAACAGGGCATTGGCAGCGGCGTGGCGCGGGCGACGAGCTTAGCCAATGGCGAAAACGTAAGTTTTGAGACAATCAAGCGCATGGCAGCCTTCTTTTCTCGCCACGCAAAGAACTTTGCCGGGGGAGAGGACGACGCTGGCTTTATTTCAATGCAATTATGGGGAGGCGATGCGGGTAGGACATGGGCAAATCGTGTGATTAAGATGGTTGAAAATCGCCAGTCAAAACAGTGAGCGAATACGTGAGAGTGATCGAAGCTGAAGAGGATGGCATTGGCGTGATGAAAGCGCTTGCCATTCTTTCATCCAACGAGCATCGTGACACTAGCGAGTGGCACTTGGTGGAGAAGCAATGCTTCAAGAATGGACGACTGGACGAAACGCATATTTACTGCGAGAGTCACTATGACAAGCCTGTTCCTTATTTTGAAAAAACCAAGTTTCTCACTTTTGAAGTGGAGGCAATGGCAAAGGCATACATTATGGAAAGCATAGAAAATCAAATTCGCGACATTCAAGAAGAAGACGACGACGAAGATTGATCAATGCAGACAAAGTAATTTGGCATTCCCAGAAGCCATAAGATAGATACACCGTGAAGCCCGCTAAGCACGCGAATTTGTGCGCAGTCGGGCATTAGCGCTCCTCGCTCTATCCGGGAATAAGAGCTTTGGCTAATGGTTAAAACTTTTGCAACGTCGCGCTGGCTCAGTCCAGCTTGAAGTCTTGCAGATTTAATGCGAAAAGCAATTTCCTTTTTTGCCGTAACGTAAGAAGTCTGCGGCACATCAAACATTGTCAATATCTTGGACATAGGGAGAGCAAGTCTGATTTGACTCATTTGTCAAACTTATATTAACAGACCTGCTATTCTTAATGCATGAGCACCACATGCTTTCGCTACGATGTAGCGCCAATTGAAAAATACGAAACCACACCTGAAGGTTACTTGAGGTGCTGGTCTACTATTGCTCGGACTGGTGTACAAAATTACACTAATTCGGACGGTTCAATTCGGCGTGAATATCGTCCCGTGAGCGAAGTGGCGTCTCCAGAAAGCTTGGCCTCGTTTGCGGGCAAAGCAATCACTCTTGAGCATCCTCCCGTATTGCTTGATAGCGCCAACACTAAAGACTATCAAATTGGCTTTAGTGGCACCGAGATAGTTTATGACGACGGCTTTGTTCGTGCAGTTATGACTATCACTGATGCAAAGGCAATTGAGCAAATCATGCGTGGTGATGCAAAAGAAGTCAGTGCTGGCTATAGGGTTTCCTATGATCCCACGCCTGGCATTACTGAAGGCGGTGAAAATTACGATGGTGTCCAAACAGGCATCAGTGGTAATCACATCGCTGTAGTGCGTAGGGGCCGTGCTGGCCCGCAAGTGAAGCTTCATCTAGATCATCTAGATGCCGCTGATCCATCTCTAATGAATACTGAGGAACCATCTATGACTGCTAAGGTCGTGTTTGATGGCGCCGAGTTCGAGGTGACCGAGAGCGTAGCTCTGGCAATCACTAAAGAACGTGAAGACGCCAAAATGTCCTTTCAGGACATGAAGAAAAAATACGATGGCATGATGTCCGAAGCTTCCCAAATGAAGGAAGAAATGGACGCCATGAAGAAAGCAATGAGTGGTAAGTGCGATTCCGCTGAGGGTCGTGCTGATGCACTTGCTGAGGAAGTTGAAGCCCTTAAAACGGACCTTTCCGCTGCTCAGGAAGTGAACGTTGATAGTCTCGTCGAAGAGCGCATTGCGCTAATCGACAAAGCTCGCACATCACTTGATTCCGCCTTTGATTTTGCTGGCAAGTCTGCCCGTGAAATTATGGAAGCTTCCATCAAAACCGTCCGTGGTGATGAATGTGATCTGTCGGATCGTTCCGATGATTATGTGACTGCCATGTTCGACACCCTGGCCGAAGCTGGCACTCGTGCTGATTCTGCCAACACCGATGAGCTGCGTAAAGCTGTTGCTTCCATCGCCTCTCCTCTTTCTGCTCCTGATGCCTACATGGATAAGTTGCAGAACGCTTGGAAATCCCCTCTCTCCGTCTCTAAGGAGCGCTGATCCATGGCCGTAACTTTCTCTGCCTCGGGGACTGCTTCCGCTGGTGGCGTGCAACAGAGCTACGCTCTGACTCACACCGCTCTGCTGGAAGGCCAACTCTCCGACGCCCGCAATAATACTATTGGCACCTACGTCAACGAAACTGGCGCCGTCCTGCCTTTTGGTAATGGCGCTGCCTATAACAGTGGCGGTACTGTTGCCAACTCTGTAAAAACTCTTGCAGCTAGCGGCGACACCTTCATTGGCGTGAACATCCTCACCTATGTGGACGAAACCGCCCGCGATGCAAACAGCCGTCCTGGCGTCAAGGCTGCTCAAGTGGCCAACGTCATCAACCAAGGTGCTGTTGCCGTGTATGTTCACGGTTCTGTCACCCCCGCAACTGTTGTTCGTGTGATTCACACTGCAACTGGCGTTAAGTATGCCGGTCAGTTCACTGCTACTTCCATTAGTGGCAAGTCTGCTGTACTGACTAACGCCCGTTACCTCAACTCTGTCGCCTCTGGGCTGGCAATTCTTGAGCTGAACGGTCCGTCCTTCAACCTCACTGGCGATTGATAGGAGACTTACCAATGAACGATTTTCGCATGGATGATGCGGGTCTGTTTCTCCAGCGTCAGCTTGAGTACATCCGCCCCCAAGTATTTGAAACTGTCTATGCAGACATCAAATACCCCACTCTATTGCCTGTAACCAGCGAAGCTGGTCCTGGCGCACAAACCTTCACCTATCGGATCATGGATTCGACTGGTGAATTCCGCCTTCTGGCTGATAGTGCCGACGATCTGCCCCGTGCTGACGTTAGCCAAGTCGAGAAGAGCATCAACATCCGCTCCTTCGGTGGTTCTTTCGGTTATTCCGTGCAGGAACTGCGTGCCGCACAAATGGCTAATGTTGCTCTTGAGCAGCGTCGTGCCATGGCCGTACGTCGTGCTTACGAAGAGAAAGTGGAAAGCGTTGCCATGTTTGGCGAAGCTTCTGTTTCCCTCACGGGTTTCTTCAACAATGCCACTGTTGACATTGTTGCTGCTGACAAGTGGTTTACCACTGCTTCTGTCACTGCCCAAGAAATGCTTGACCTGTTGAACTATGGCGTTAGCGCCGTGATCAACAACTCGCAAATGAAGGAGCAGCCTGACACGATCCTCATGCCTTATGAGGATTACAGCAAGATCTCCACACAGCGCAACTCTGATTCTTCGGACGTGACGGTGCTTGAGTATTTCCTCCGCACCAACCCTTATATCAACAACATTGAGCCCATCAACCAACTTACCAAAGGTAAGAACGGCGGCAAGCTCAACACCAACCGTATGGTGATCTATAAGCGCGATCCTGAGAAAGTGCAACTGCACATCCCTCAACCCCTTGAGCTGTTCCCCGCTCAGCAACGTGGTCTTGAGTTCATCGTCCCTGCTCACGCTCGCGTGGGTGGTGTGGCTCTGTACTATCCCAAGAGCATGATCTACGTTCAAGCTTCTTCTTGAGCCTAGACAAGTGAAGGGCGCTAAGCTAACCATCAGTTCTTAAGAACATTCAAATGTTGATTGCTTATCGCCCCGAACTTGAAAATCCACCTCGTGAAGGCGGATTTGGCATTATCACCGAATCAGGCATGATTCAACTTGCTCCTGGCCTTAACCAGGAAATTCCAGAGCAACAATGGGCAAAAGCGCGTGAAAACGCTTCCATCAAACGTCTCATGACAATTGGTGCCATTGAAGAAGTGAAGGAGCAACTGACTGTAGAAGAAATTCCGCATGATGTGCAAACTCTTTCCAACATGCCTCTCATTGAAGCCATTCGTACCATTGAAATCATCCATGACCTCGACCAACTGGCCGAGTGGAAGAAGATTGAAGGGCGCGTCAGGGTTCGTAATGCCATCGCCAAACGTCAGGAAGCTATCAAAATTGGCAGGGCATAACAATGGCTGTCACCTATTCCAACTTCCTTGATCGTTTTCCTGAATTTACGCCCCATCCATCGGGAATCGTAAATGGAGCCATTACTGAGGCCACTGCTGATGCATCTGCCGATGTGTTTGGAGATCAAACAGATCGCGCAGTGAAGCATTTAGCAGCTCACATTATTGCCATTCAACTTGCACAAATGGGCGTTCAAATTGGCGCCACCGATGGCAAGGTATATGGCAAAGGGCTGGAGGCCACTCAATATGGCCAAGAGTTCAAACGAATGCTTGAAACCGTCGCTGGTTCTTTCACCATTGGTTTTGTCGCATGATCAACGGACTGTCACCATTAGCAAACGCTACGCTCACGTGGAGCGTTGCTTCTGGTTACACAGTTGATTCTGACACTGGCAATTACATTCCCATGTCAAGTGGCGTTGTGTATTATGCTAGCCTCAAGCAGAAAGCCAATCCACGGTACGATTATTTGCTAGGTGCTGATAATACGGCTGTGTACATGGAAGGACGCTTGACAGGGCCTCTAGCCCTCTCTGGTATCACTCCTGGCAGCAATGCTTCTGCAACTATCAATGGAAGGGAGGGACGGTTCGAGCTTCTGCCTAATGAGCAAATTGCTGAACATTATTGGCAATTTCTTGGCACGCCAATCAGAGGAATTTTTAGACTGGTTGGCAAAGGAAGCGTCTTGAACGCTTAATCGTTCCTTCTTTCCCATTGAGGATAAATGACTCTCTACCATCCGACTGAATTGGTTAAGAGCCAAGACGTTATCGTTCGTGTTGGCTCTATCTCCGGTACTGCTCGCCCTGTCATCACTCAGAGCGGCGCTACCTTCACCGTGAGTGGTGCTCCCACCCTCTACACCCTGCAAGCCGCTACAACGGCTTCTATCGCCTTTAACGACAACAATACTGAGTTCTACCTGCTTGGCGGCGGTGGTTTCTCTGATAGCGTTATCACCAGCTCTGCTGCAACTGCTGCCATCACCTCCTACTTCCAGAAGGATGTTGACGGCACCGTCTTTCTGCCTGACAGTTTTGACGAAGCCTTCCAGGTTATCGCCACTGCTCGTTATGACAAGAACGCTGAAGTGTACGTTGAAATCAACAAGCAACTTGGCGTTAGCGGCACCACTTACTACTACGACCGCGTGGCTTTTGTTAGCCGAGTGATGAACTATAACGAGAGCTATCCTGCTGATAACCTCGTGGAATGCACCTTCGACTTGATGAGCCGTGGTCGCATCGGCATTCACCAGAATGCTCAGAACACTGGTTCTATCATTCCGACTGCTCCTAACTGAGCATTTCTTCCATAGTTTTGCTAGCCTTCCCTTACGGGGAGGCCTTTTTATTGTGAATATCACTCAATTACGCGACACTATTAACAGTCTTCTGGGAGCATCTCCTAATCTCCTTGGAACATACACGTTGCCAAATAATACCACAACGCCAGCCATTTATACAGTAGGACGCCAAAGCGTGCCCACGTCCTGGAAGGTGACGGGTCTTGAGGCAACAATTAACGAGTTTCCAGACGTGTCGCCAAAACCAATGGTGGGTACTCTTCGCAATCGTCAAACATGGACGGTTATGCTCGTTGATTATGATCCTGCTTCTAATAAATTGCAAACTGCAGCACAGCGAATAGCACGAGTATTTCCAGATGCCGTGTTTTCATTTTCTCCTGAATCCGACATTGCCTACGGTCAATATCGTATTAGGATTCCAGACGTGCAATTGCTTACTCTCTATCCACCATCATGAAATTGCTGAAAAGCACATGTGAGAAGGCGTGGTTCTTTGATGCTCGCAAAAGCAATGACACATTAGCAGTTGGATTTTGCTGCTTTCTTCCTGAATGCCCACCAGAAGTAGAAATAACTTTTAGAGGAAAACAAATGATGGTAATGGTTCCAAGAGGAGCCGTCTATTCCGCTGTGCCAACTCGGACAATGAACGTTAAACTATCTTTGTTTTCAATAAGGACCGATGAGTAAATACTCAGAAATTTTTCTAGTGGGGAATGCCGAGTACGAAGAGCTTGGCTCGCGCTTGCGTATCAGGCGATATGGTAGTTGGCTGGCGGAAGAGTCATGGGTGAAAGAAGACCAGGCACGTAATCGTGCTCAATTCACTCTTAAGGCCATTCAGCTAGCTCGTCGCATCGCAAAAGAAAAAGACATTTCAGAAGAAGAGGCATTTCAACTTCTTCAAGGTGGAGAAAATAAGAATGCTGCACTCCTAAATGATTTTGCAGAGGAAACTGCAGATCTTATGGCATGCATGCCTTCCTACCGCGAACAATTTGAACAACTTGCAACAGTGTTCCTGCGTAATCGTGGTGAAGTATTGAGTGGTAAGAAATGGATTGCAACTGAAGATTGGGAGACGGCAGACACTGCAAAGTTGACCAAAGACATGATGCAAAATCTTGAATTCTTTATGGCCAAGGAAGACAACAGTCAAGTTGAAGGTGAAGATGCCGAGGATCAAGGAGAGGAGGAAGAAGCCAGCCCAAAAGCTTAGTTGAGCGTCTTGAGGCAAATGCAACCATAATAATTAACCAGTCCACAGATTGGACAGATATTTATTGTCGCATTGCTTCCCTTGGACTCTCTGACCCATTGTTCCACGCCTCCAGTTTCAAGCGAGTGCCAATTCGCTTAATTGTTGCCTTGCTTAATTTTCAGGCCAAAGAGAAGAAGCAGACAATTAATGCTCAAAGTATTAGCACTGCCAAGTTGGGCATGATTGTCATTGCAGCACTTGCCGGAAAGAAGGCAAATGCTTCGCTTGCTGACTTCCTGCCTTTCGAGAGTGAAGCAGATCCAACTGGTCTTCAAGAATCAACAATTGAAGCTTTGAAGTGGGCTTTAAAAAATCAAAAACTTCCTCCAGTTATAGTGGGCCTAATCGGTGTTGCACTTGGGTAGAATGCTAGATTATGGCTAACTGTTAAACAGACGTTGCTCCAATGGCATATACACTGCGATTTGAAAGCAATGCAATGCAGCAAGATAATAGAATTCGACAATTTTTAGAACAACTGGCAATTTTTGGCCGCAATGTTAGACGAGTGGCACGTGCTGAAGTGCAAGAAGCTCGCATTAACGAGCTTCGCCAATTTTACGGAATATCCCAGAGAACATTTGGTCGAGCAATGGACTGGGCCGATAATGATTTTGATCAGCAAATTACTTCGGATCAATGGGACTGGAAGGGGCCAACTGGAAGGACTAAAAGGAGAAACGGCCAAGTAGTTACTGAGCCACGTGACATTGTTGATAGTGGGACTCTACTAAGAAGCAAACAGCGCAATAATATCAATGGCTCCACTACTGAATTTACTTGGACAGCAAACCATGCCGAAGGTGTTCATGATGGCTATGTAGCCAGGGGAGGAGAACTTAATCCTGCTCGCCCATGGACAGAGCCGACACTACAGGAAATTGATGAAGTGATCAATGAAATCGTTGCTCGGAGGGCTCAATAAATGACTTATTCAATTAATTTCTCTACTAATGCTGCCCAAGCTATTCGCGACATCCAGCGGATCAATCAGAGCATTGGAGATCTTGGAAGACTTGGCCAAAACATTCAAATCAATGTCAATACTGCACGATTAAGCGGAAACATTAGGGAGACATTTAGGCAACTCAATACTGAGATCGGCCGGATGGAGACAAGGCTGTCCAGATTGCAAATTGGCAGCAAAGCCTTTACGCAGATGAATGCAGCCATTGGCTACCGCCAGGGCCGCGTAGAGCGGGGTCAAATGATTGGCGAGCCATTGCGATTACGTGGACAGGCTCAGGCCTTTGGCGAGGGAACCTCTGTTCGTCTTAGCAAAGAATTGCAAGCCGCACAAGTTGAAGCCTCACAACTTGCTCCCAATACTGCACCATGGATTGAACTTCAGCAGCAAATTGGACGCATCAATACACAACTTCAACAAAGCAAAAAGTTAGCAGAAACTATTCAGATGAGGGAAAGCTTAGGAGCTTTCTCTCCCGGCAGTCTTGCGAGTTTGGAAACTAGATTAACAATCCTAAAAAATTCAGCAAGAAATATTTCTCCCGATACAGACCAGTGGAGAAAATTCAACGATCAAATACAACGTACGGAAAGATCCATTCAGAGAATCAATAGGAAGCCCTTGAGCGCTGGTCAGCGTCTAGGTGCGGCTGGCGGTGCATTTCTATATGGTGGCGGAATGGGAGGCGGTGCTGGCAGTGCTCTCGGTGGCATTGCTGGTGGTCTGATGGGAGGCGTACCTGGAGCTTTCACTGGAGCTGCTGTTGGTCAATTTGTTGACAATATGGGGCAGCAAACTGCTGCAATTGCAACCTTAGTTGCTGAGATTAATAAATCTAAAATTGCACTGGCAGGAGTTTCAACCAATGTTGATGACTACAATAAGTCAATTGCCTCTGCCACTGCAATTAGTAGCAAATTTCTTCTGCCAATTTCCGATGGCATCAAACAATTTACAAAGCTAAAAGCAAGTGTAGTTGGAGCAGGTTATAGCACCGAGGTAACTACAAAAGTCTTCAATGGTATTGCTGCAGCAATTATTGGAACAGGAGGATCAACTGAAGACTTAAATGGTGCATTGCTGGCCACTTCACAAGTATTTAGCAAGGGAAAAGTTAGTGCTGAAGAATTAAGAGGTCAAATTGGAGAAAGACTGCCTGGTGCATTTACTTTATTTGCAAAATCCATCGGAAAAACCCCCCAAGATCTTGATAAACTTCTTCAAGATGGAAAAGTTGGTCTGAAAGATTTTATTAAATTTACAGATGAATTGAATGTAAAATTTGGAAAAACTGCTGAAACTCTTGCGGCTGCCCCTGAAAATGCTGGGCCACGTTTGAAGGTTGCATTGCAAGCTGCCGCTGTATCTTATGGTGGTTTGTTTCAAGTTATCGGTGCTGGATTCCAGAATTCAGTAAGTGATGTTATTAAATTTGCGCTTGTCAACGAAAGTTCAATCAAAAGAGTGGTTACAGTTTTTGCCATTGGTTTTAATACACTTGGCAAATTAGTTGTTGGTTTTGGAAAATTTTTAGTAGGTACATTTAATCTTGTCTTCACTCAGTTACTTGGTAGTCTTGACACAGTTCTTTCCAGAATTGAAAATGCGATTAATCGTGCCAAAGCAGTCGAAAGTTTAACTCCAGAAAAAATTACATCAATACAAAATCAAGCGAGAATTATTGCAGATAAGAGGTATCCAGGATTGCTTGCATCTGGAGAAAAAAGCACTTTTTACAATACCACCTTTAATAAATTAATTGATGAAGCGACTGGTGCCTCGAAAGAAGTTAAATATACTGATAAAATCAAAAATATTCTTTTTCCTGAATTCGATCCAACTCAATTTGGTGGCGGTACTCAGGGCAATGGAATGCCTGGTGGTGCTGCAAATACAAAAGGAGTGGAAGCGTTTGAAAAATTAAAAGATGATCTTGCCAAGGCTTATAACGAAGCTGAAATTGAACGTATTAAGAAACGTTTTGAACTGCAAAAACAATTGCAGCAAGATCAGTTTGATATGCAAGAGCTTGGCGCTAATCGCCTGCAAAAACAAAACTTAGCACTAATAAGAGCATTGATGGCGGCTGAGATAAGCAGGGCTGAAACTGTTCGCAATGCACGGCTAGAAGTGCAAAAACAGTCTGGAAAAGTTGCCGGTGGAGCCGGAGGCATTGCACAATATTACACTGGAGATCCGTCAAGCGCTAGTTATGACAGGAGCCATGGCACAACAGGCAATTATCATGACCACCTGGCTTTTACTACTAGAGAAGCGGCAGTGGCGGCTTATGAAGCGCTAAAACTTGCTGGCATTAAAGTTACAGAATTTCAGGGGTATGGACAAGGCGTTACTGGTGCCCATAGCGGCTCGGGCTCCCTCCACCACCAAGGATTGGCATTTGATGTGCCTGGTTATCAATGGGGAGGCAGTGGTGCTATTGGAGCAAGGGAATATGCTGGCTCAGCCCGTGTAAGACAGGCTGTTGGCATAAGCGGACCAGTTGGAGCAGGGCAGTTCCGCAAGGTGGGGGGAAATGAAAAGCGTGACATAATGGCGGAAGCCAATACGGGTATTGCTGCTCAAAATGCGCAACAGGCTGCATTTGATGCAAATATTCTTAAGTCCTCGGAAGTAATGAAGGCATTTGCACAGTATGCAAGTGAAGCATACAATGTTCCAGACTTGAAACTTTCAAATGACTTACTCAAGCTCCGCAATGATTTAACTTCTCAAGGAATGGGTCCTGAGCAAATTGACTATCAAGTTCGTTTGCATGAAATTGAACAACAAAGACAGGATTTACTATCTCGCCTTCCCGCAGCAGAGGACAAGGCAAAACTATCTATTGCGTTACGGCAGGCTGGACTTGCAGCTTTAACTAAGGTAACTAAAGAAGCCACTGCTGAGGAAAAACGCAAAAATGATGAAACATTAAAAGGATTGCTTATTGCAGCACAAACACAACAAGCTGATCGTCTTGCAATGGCACAAGCTATTTCTCCTGATGCTGAAATGCGCTTGCGTCTTGAACAGACATATCCAGGACAAAGTAAGGCAAGTATTGATAATCTTTTCGCCACTGAAAAAGCAATTGCTAAAGCCGAAGAATTGAAGACTGCCTTCCAGGGTGTTGCATCAGCTATTGGTGATTCCTTTGGTCAAGCTTTTAAGGGAGTGGTATCAGGCTCCATGACAGCGCAGGAAGCATTGTCTCAAATGTTCCAAAGTATTGCCAGTTCTTTCATGGATATGGTTGCACAAATGATTGCTTCATGGATAAAAGCACAAGCCATCAAAGGAATAGCAAGTTTGATTGGAATGATAATTCCAGGATTTGGAACTACAGCCTCGCCAGGCGGATTGGAAGGTGTAAATATGGGAGCAGTAAATCAATATTCAGCACCGCTAGGTTATGCAAATGGTGGTGTTATCTCCGGTGGCTTTCGTGCCTTTGCCTCTGGAGGCGTTGTCTCAGGCCCCACGCTTGGCCTTGTAGGCGAAGGGCGTTACAATGAGGCAGTTATTCCTCTACCAGACGGCAAGAGTGTCCCGGTGGACCTCGGCGGCATGGGCGGCGGGGGTCAAATCACTAGTAACATTGTTGTCAACGTTAATTCCGATGGTCAAAGTCAAAGTCAACAATCGGGCAATGGTTCTGCAGAACTTGGCAAGAAAATTGAAGGCGCTGTCAAGCAAGTTATCGTTGGCGAACTCCGTCCTGGTGGCCTCCTAGCAGGTAGACGATAATGGCGCAACCAACTTTTGCACTGCCCTGTGAATATGGACTAACTGTCCAACGCGGCAATCGCACGCTCAAAAATAGTTTTGGCGATGGATATGAGCAAGTGAGTCCAGATGGCATTAACACTGATGTTAGGAAGTACCAAATTGACACTGCCCCCATTGCTGACTCCACTGCCATTGCGCTAGATAAACAACTCTCTGCTCTTGCTGGAGACTTCTTCTATTCACAATTCTTCATGGACGATCAAATGTATAAATATCGTCTCGATCCAAATCAATGGCAATGGAAAATCATGGGGCCAGATAATAATACTTTTTCGTTTGCCGTGAGGAGGATTTATGACACTAGAAGCTGACGTACAGAAAGGCTGGCACAGTGCCATTGTCGAGATGTTTGATATTGACCTTACTGCCATCACTGGCGACGCGCAGGATATTTTCTACTTCACCAATCAACTCAAGCCCGACGAAACTAAAATTCAATGGAAGGGCAACATTTACGAGCCTCTCCCATTGCTCTCTAGTGGTTACGAAACAAATACCACTGGACAAATTGCGCAGCCAACATTGACTGTTGCCAATATTCTTGGCACCTTCACTGACGTGGTGGAGAACTTAGAGGACTTGGTTGGTGGCAAAGTTACGAGGCGACGCACGTTTGCAAAGTATTTAGATGGCGAGCCCGAGGCTGACACTCTGCAGGAATTTCCCATTGATATTTATTACATTGAGCGCAAAACTGAAGAAACAGTTATAAGTATCACGTGGCAGCTTGGAAGCGTAATGGACCTCGAAGGCTTGCAACTTCCTCGTCGAGTGATCACGCAAAATCATTGCCTGTGGAAATATAGAGGCAGTGAATGTGGCTATGTGGGAGCACCAGTATTTAATGTGAATGATGAAGTGATTTCCACTGCTGGACTATCTGCTCAAGCTGTTACAGTAATTAATGCTTGGACGCTGAATGAACAACGCAAGTCTGAATATAACAATGCCGTATCAATAAGAAATAAAGCATTTGAAACGCAGCAAAATGAATGTGATTCCAACGTAAAAATTGAAACTAAATACAGCGGAACAGCACCGGAATCGTATGTGGTAAGCAGCAGCAGTTTGTATTCCTTTGCCAATGCCTTCTGGGATGGCGCAGAAGTATCGCTGGGTCAGTTTTACAGGCAGGGAATACTGCGAGAGAGTCCAACGGGCGATGGCGATAGGTTTGATCTTGGCATTGAATATTATGAAATAGAACGATGGGGCGGAGATCCAGCACGTTGTAGCGCCGCAAACACTGCCCTGTCCAATGCCAACGCAGCACTTGCCACTGCCACTAGCAACTACAACGCTTCCCAGGCGGCACTCACAGCGGCTCTAGCAGCTCTTCCGGCTCTTGACCCATTATGGAATATTGACGTGTGTGGCAAGCGCGTGAGGAGCTGTCAGTTGCACTTTCCAGGCGAATCCATTCCTTTCGGCGGCTTTCCAGGGGCCAATTTGTCACGATGAATTTTTCCTTTAGTCACCTACATGCAGAGATGAAAATCTATGCACTCAAGCAGTTTCCAGAGGAGGCATGCGGATTGATTGTTAATGACAAATTTATCCCATGCAAAAATGTTCACTTTGAGCCGCTCACTAATTTTGCCATTGATGCGAAAGCCTATGCAAAGGCGGAAAAGAAGGGCACTATTCAAGCAGTCTTTCATTCTCATCCCGGCAAGCTAAATACTTTCAGCATGCACGATATTCAATCCTGCAAAGAAAGTAATTTGCCATGGGTGATGTATTGCACGGTCACTGGAGAATGGTTTGAAATTGATCCCTTCGGCAATGCACCGTACATTGGAAGGCGATGGCAGTATGGCATTTACGATTGCTACTCTTTGTTTAGAGATTTTTATCGTCGTGAATTTAACATTGCTCTCGATGATTTTAGTCGAGGGGAAGAAGGAGAATGGACGAGGCCTGAATGGCGCATGTTTGAGAAGAACGTAGAACGGCAAGGTTTTGTTGATATTGAAGGGCCATTACGCAGAGGCGACATGCTGCTCATGCAAATGCAATCATCTTTCATCAACCACGCTGGTTTCATTGCCATTCCAGAGCGCAATGTTTTCTACCAGCACTTAACCGACAGACTCTCAGAAGAAAGTATCTATGGGGGATATTGGGCTAAAGTAACGAATAGGATCATGCGACACAAGGAGCTGCTGTGATGCAACTAGTAGAAGTCAGCCTTCTTGGCGAATTAGGGCGTAAATTTGGTCGTAAGTACTCTTTTATGGCGACTTCGCCCAAGGATATTTTTTCGGCATTGTGCAATCAATTAGAGGGCTTCAAGGAATACATGAGCAATGCGCATGAAAATGGCATTGGTTTTCGTCTTGTTGACGGTGACCCGGAAGGCATGGACTATGCCAATCTGCTCATGGGATGCAGAAAGCTTATCATCGCCCCCATTGTTTCTGGCGGTGGAACTATTGGCCGTATTTTGATTGGCGTGGCGCTAGTTGCCCTGGCATTTATTCCCATTGCTGGACAGGCGGCATTTGCCGGATATGTTGCAGCAAATGCTGCTGCGGGAACGGCTGCTGGTTTTGCGGTTGGCAGCAGTATTTTATTCTCATTGGGAACAAGTTTAGTGCTTAGCGGTGTTGCCAGTCTGCTTACTCCACCAGTCAGCAATCCCAAAAGCGACACTGACAAAAAAGATAGTTTCTTGTTTGACCGAGCAGCAGAACTTACCACGCAAGGCAATCCAGTGCCAATTCTTTATGGACGTTTCCTGGCTGGCAGTCCCTTGGTTATTAGCTCTGCAATTACCACTCAACAAGTGCCCGTTTGATGGAGAATTCAAGCTTACAAAAGAAGAACGGTGGTTGGACAACTGTCATCACTGGAGGGGGAAAAGGCGGCGGCAAGAAACCTACTGAAGACGCCGAGTCCCTAAGAAGCAGGTCAGAAGCCGTCTTTGTAGCAATACTGTCCGAGGGCGAAGTACGGGGTTTCGAGGATGGCGTGGATCCGCTCACTCGCATCTACTTGGATGACGTGCCAATCAAAAATAAAGATGGAAGCTATAACTATACGATTAATGGTTTCTTCACTGGCTCTCCGGCATCTGCGCTTGGCAAGGGAAGTTTAATTCCGGCCATTTCCACTTCTATTCCATTGTTACAACGAACTAACGCAACTGGCGCAGTCGATTCAATTGTTGTTGACTACCGAGTGGGCACTCAAAATCAAGATCCCATGCCGGGCTTTGATGACATCAAGGCAGAGCAGGGCGTAAATATTAAATTGTCAAGCGTCACTGGACCAATCACTAGAGTTACGACTAGCAATATTTTTACAAGACTTCGCGTGAGGATGGGTGTCGGTAGTTTGTTCAAAATTAACAAAGACAGTGGAGACGTAAAAGGAAGTGACGTAACTTTCAACATCAGAATTAGACCAGAGGGGGGATCAGATATTTTCAATGAAAACAAAACTATCAGTGGCAAATCACGCGGTCCTGTTGATTTTGAATATGAATATGCGCTAACTGGTAATGGTCCCTGGTTAGTGACGGTGCAACGCATTACGCCAGATCCCGCCACTACTGCCACGAGCGACGACCTTTATTTCAAGGCTATTGTCGGCATTGTTGATCAATCTTTCCGCTATCCCAATACAGCACTATTTGGCTTGAAAATTGGCGCCGAGAATTTCTCTTCCGTGCCCAAAGTTGCTATTGACATGTTGGGAACAAAAGTAAAAATTCCTGGCAATTACGACCCCATTGCTCGTTCATATAGTGGCATTTGGAATGGAGTGTTTAAAACTGAATACAGCAACAATCCTGCATGGATTTTTTATGATTTGCTTACTAATAGTCGCTATGGATGTGGGCAATTTATTGACGAAAGTCAAGTGGATAGATATAGTCTTTATTCCATCGCTCAATATTGCGACGAACTAGTGCCCGATGGCAAGGGAGGAATGGAACCGCGCTTAACATTTAATGCTTATGTGACGGACAGAGGGGAGGCTTACGACGTGCTGAACAGTCTTGCTGCTGCATTTCGTGGCATGTTGTATTTTGCCGAAGGCAGCGTTGTTGCCATCCAAGACAGGCCCAAGGCAATCAGTAAGATTTTCTCTCCAGCCAATGTCATTCAAGAAACGGATGACAATGGCAATGTAAGTACGCCACCATTTAACTACGAAGGCACGGCCCGCAAAGCACGCAAGACTGTTGCTCTAGTGAGCTGGAATGACCCAGACGATTCCTACAAGAGCAAGATTGAATATGTGGAGGACGCGCCCGGCATTGACCGCTACGGCTACCACGAGACGGAGGTGAGGGCGTTTGGCACCACTTCTCAGGGGCAGGCGCAACGTGTTGGACGGTGGATCCTAACCACAAACCAACTGGAAACTGAAACTGTCACCTTCAAGACTGGCACCGAAGGATTCTTTGTCCTTCCTGGTGAAATCATTGGCGTGGCAGATCCAGCAAAGGGAGGAAAGCGCTATGGGGGAAGAGTGGTGAGTGCCACGACTTCCGAAATCATTCTCGATCAGGAATTTACCATTACAGGCGGCAAGTCTTATTCGCTGTCAACAATGCTGCCCAATGGCACGCTCGAAACTCGTGCTGTCATTAATTCTCCAGGAGATTTTGCCGCAATTGCCGTGAGCCCTGCTTTCTCCATCGCTCCCGAATCCAGCGCTCCGTGGGTGATGCAAGAAGACGCCGAAGGCATTCGTACTTTCAGGGTGATTTCCTTGACGGAGAACGATGGGAAAATAACAGTGCTGGCATCTCTTTATGACGAGAGTAAATTTAGCACCACTGACAATGCCACTGTCCTTAGCAAGCCTCGCATATCTCTTGCCACCACTCAAATTGTGCCGCAAGTAATAAATGGTAGCATTATCTTAGGCGTACCTTCTGACACGGCTCCCGCATAATGGCTCAAAATGAAGTGTCGTGGAAGTTTCCACAGTATTCCGGCTATTCCATTCTCAATGCGGCCATTCACCCATTGATCTGCTGGAATCCAGTACAGAACAATCCATTGATTGCTGCTTTTGAAGTGGCATATTTGGACATTGAAAACAATTTATGGATTGACCTGGGCCGCACATCAACAAATTACATTCGTTTCCCATCGGACGATTACAATGCGGAAGCCGTTTATCAGATTAGAGTTGCTACAATTGGCGTTAATGGCACTCGTTCCCCCTATTCATATAGTACGGTTACGCTGTCCAGCCCGTTGTGCTTTAACTTTACGGCTAGTCAGACAGTAGTATTGGCTAATGGCACGCAAGTGCAAAATCAGCGCTATCTCTTCCTCGTTCTTTAAGCATGGCTAATCTTTACGGACTTGACGCTGGCGGCAACGCAGCTTATGTAAAGGCTACTGGCGCTGGTTCCAATGGCGATCCGTTCCTCGTGCAGAACGATGCGTTTACCACACAACTGAAGAGTGCCTTCATTTCAGCTTCTGGTAATGCTGATGTTGTCGCATTGGTTAGTAGCACGAAGCTTCGCGTGATGTCGATGGCAGTAACCTCGCTGTCTGGCTGCACGGTGAAGATTCAGAGTGGAGGTTCCACTGACAAGACTCCTCCGTTTCACATTGCGGCCAATGGCAATCTGACGCTCTCAAACAGTCTTGGCATTTTTGAAAGCAACATTGGTGAAAAGCTTAATGCTGTGGTAAGTGGCACCACCATTTATACGGTGATGCTCTCCTATCGCGAAGTGGTATGAGTTACGTTGTTGCTAGCAAGAATATTCCGAAGATTGATCTCGCTTTGTTTGAGCGCGATTTCTTCGATGGGGCACAGTTCCTTCTGCAGGACAGCACTGGCGCCCCATGGAATCTTAATAATGTAACAATTTGTGCTTCCATTTATAAGAAAGTTGGCACTGCTTACACGCTAGTAACAAGCTTCAACACTGAAAAGCTAGAGCCGCTGACAAAAGGACAAGTGAGGATTTGGCTATCCAGCGCTCAGACTGCCACCGTCGAGGCCGCCTACGACGCGGGACAGCAGAGTGCAGGCGCAAGTGCCTTCTTCCCCACTGCTTACGCTTCACAGGCCGATAGTTCAGCTACCTACGAAAACAGCAATCTTTACTGGGACTTGCGCATTGAAACCCAAGAAAGGCTGGCCGATTTGGTTTCCATTGCTACTGGCACATTCATCACGCAGACAGATCATGGTCTTGGCTCAACTGAGCGCGTAGTGTTTAGCGGAACAACTACTAGTTCCATCAACTATGATGGGACAAGCGCAAAAATTTATTCAAGCTTGTCAAACATTTCTTATTTAGCGCCCTATGGTTTTACTGTGCCAGCATTGTCTGGTATTACTAATGCCGCAGTTGGTGGAAGTGTTTCTAGACTAAAGCAAGATACAGTGGTGGTTGGCAATGTGATTGTCAACTCTACAGTTTCCAACTGTTTTTCGTAAGCAATCATGGCTGATCTTCAAGAGGGTGTAAGTGTCGTAACGGTTGGACGTACTGCGCCCATCCCTCCTGGCCCTCAGTTAGCCGCTGATAGTCTTCCAGTGGTCATTGCTTCTGATCAAGATGCAGTGCCTGTAGAGGTGCAGAACCAGCAGATTAGTGAAGTTAGCCTGAGCTTGCTTGGCATTCCTCGCGCGGAAGTGGCGCTTGGCATTTTTGCTGACGTTACCACATACGACATCAACTCCAACGAATGGCAAAGTGAAGGCACTGGCACCACCACTCACGTGCCCACGGAAAGTGCTGCAAAGGTGAGTCTCGGCACTGGCGTGACCAATGCATATCAAACTTTAAGCAGCAAGCGTTTCTTCCGTTATCAGCCCGGTCGTGTTAGTGCTGCCACGTTTGGTGTGAGGGTTAATACCACCACTGACATCACTGACGTTAAGAAGTTTGGCGCATTTGACAAGAAGGATGGATACTACATTGAAGTGCAAGGTGGTGGACAAACTGCTATTTCTGATAAGGAAACCAACTTCTATTGCGTGAGACGCACCAGCGCTTTAGAAAGCAACGAAACTGGCATTCGCACCCCTAATACTGTCGATGGGGATCGCGGCACTGCTGGCACTGACTTGGTGATTGTACGTGCTGGCCTTACTTACATTCACGCTGCATTGTTTGATCGTAGCCTTAGGGGAAGTGGCAATAATATTGGCGGCAACGCATCATCTTCTGGAGCCGTTACTGTCAGCGCTTCATTTCTGACAGTGCCAAATGATTATCGCTACACCTATGAATATCGCGTACCGCGTAAATATTTCAGCCATGATCGTTTGGATGGTCAAACTCGCACTCAATATTATTCTGATCGCACGCCTGGCCGCTCCAGCTTCACGCTAAGCATTGCTGGCACTGCTGATTCCCCATTGGTTTCCTACACCAACGGCACTGCCGTAACGGACGACTTAAATAATATCACTACAAAGGCATCAGTTTGGTCGATTGACTTCTCTAAGGTGACCATGTATAAAGTGGAATATAGCTGGTATGGTGCTGTTGGCGGCCATTTCCTTGCTTATGTTCCAGATGCTACCACTGCTGGAGAAGCACGATGGGTGAGGATTCATCATCTTCGCGCCTCTAATCAACTGACGAGCCCTAGCCTTAGCAATCCAACGCTGCCGATTTCGTACCTTGCTCAAAAGGCCACCAGTGGTAATGAGAATTCCATTTACAAATATGGTGCTTCTTACTACATTGATGGTGGCGACAAAGGAACAATTGTTGCACGGTCACAAAGCAATACTGCTGACAGGAGCGTCACCACAAGCACTTCCATGCTGATGGCTCTACGCACTAGGAGCGCCATTGGAAGCAGCTCCATTCGCAATCGCATGCAAGTATATCCCACTCGCTTGGGAGTTGGCACCGATGCCAGAACTATTATTAGGCTCATCAAGAATCCCACGTCCACCACTGGCACTCCCTCATGGACCACGGCTGATACACTTAGCCCCATTGAATATAGTCTTAGCACTAGCATCACGGCTCCCGTTGGCGGCATTACCGTGGCAACTTTTTTTGTTGGCGCTGGTGGTGTTGATATTGATTTGTCACCATACTTTGGCTACAACAAAGACTACCTTTCCTATCCATTGACAGCCACTTCTGGAGACACTCTCTATGTATTTGCACAAGCAGTTAGCGGCACTGTCAGCACAAGCGCATCACTTACTTGGGAAGAGCAAGTGTGAGCGGAACTAGACAATGAAAGACCTGTCTAGTTACTACCAACTTCCAGAAGATGTTGCTCCTGCAGGAGAAATTTCTGTTGAGAGTGACTTGCTTGATTACGAAACTGGCGTATTGTTAGTTGACGGCAACACGCAAAGCGGCCTTACTGGTGAAACATTCGAAACAGTAGTTTCGGCCAGTGGAGTGGTATATCCAACGCTGATTACAAATGAAGCAAGCAGTCCAGTAATTGTAAATGTTATCAATCAAAGCCAGAGTGAAGTTGACACTTCATTGCTTGGCATTCCACGCTCGGAAGTAGCACTTGGATTGTTTGATGCTATTAATGTTTATGGCGTTAATTCCAAGGAATGGACTGGATATAGCGCCTATTCGTACTATTACGACCCATCGTCTTGGACCTTTAGAGATAATTATGGCAATTATGTAAGACATGTGCCAGCAGAGTGTGCAGTACAGGCATATTGCTTTCCGCCTCCGGCCTCTTTCGCTTATCCAGTGGATGACAATACTGGAGTGTATCCGGGAGGCTACAAAAATGGCTCCATGATTTCCTATTGGGAAACCAAGCGTTCATTCCGCTACCAGCCAGGACGCATCAATGGCATGACATTTGGCATTCGCATGTCAACGGGTAGCAATTGGGATGGGGAGGTAATTCAATGGGGATGCCGTAATTCCTACGGAGATGGTTATTATTTCCAGCTTGAAAAAGGCACAAATTTATATATCATTTATACGAGTCCCAATGGCACGTTTAAGATTCCAAGGATTGAATGGAATGGCGATTTAGTTTCAATTGACAGAAGCGCCACTGGATGGGTATTGGATCTTTCTCATGTGACTATGTTCAAAGTAGAATATAGTTGGTATGGTGCCATTGGAGCCAGATTCCTAGCGTATGTGCCTGTGGGTCATGATGAGGCACGATGGGTGGTGCTACACACTGTGCTTGCTTCCAATACGTTTGAACTGCCAAGCCTGCGTAGTCCATTCTTTAAAGTCTTCACCCAAGTGGTTACTACGGCTGGATGTCCTCAAGCTGCATTTATTAATTTGTACGGTAGTAGTGTTTACATTGACGGTGGTGATAAGGGCACTGTCACCCTTGGCAATGCCGTATTAAATTCTGAAAAAAATATTGACAGCACAAGTCGCACCATTCTGGGCTTGCAAGTTAAGGGGCAAATCAATGGAGTGGATAATCAAAAAACAGTTTATCCAGTGAGCTTGGCAGCATATGCATCAGTCAATACACGCTTTGATTTAATGTTTCAGAGCAATGGTATTTATAACGGCGAGCATTATCAATATGGCAATGGCACAGTTTTATCTCGTGGTGCTAGTTCTACCATTGCAGTGACAAGTGTTGGTGGTAATCCTTATATATGGCAAGGAACATTTCCGAATGTTGCCAATGAAGTGTCCGGTTTAACTAATTATTTTTCTGGTCGTCGGGCACGAGTGACTGGTGCTGGCATCTATAACACGCATATTACGGCTGTCAATAGTGGCCTCACGCAAATTACAACTGATCGTCCACTCCCATTGTCCACCACTTCCATTCGCTTGTCGAGGATGGATGCATCAGCAGTGGGCACTGTAGCCATTCCCAGCGGCACCACTCAAGGCACCATCTTTGTCACCGATGGGGCCGGTCAATGGCGAATGGGAGCGTGGCCACAATCAAGCGGCCTCACCTACACCACTTCTGGCAATGTTCTTTGGTTCCAAAGTCGTTATACAGGATTAGCTTTTAATAATGCTGGCAGCATTGTCGGAGAAAATACAGCTCCATATGGCCCCATTTCCCCAGTTGGTTTTACTGTAGCTGTGTCAAGTGGCACTAACACCAGCACGTTGAATTTTAATGGGCAAGTATTGACTGTTTCCGGTACCAATCCTTGGCCTATTTCTATTGTTGCTGAAGTGATGGACAGTTCACAACTAAGCGATGTCGTATTGGCTTACGGCACTTCTTCTGGGCTTACAGTGCAGGGTAGCGGCTCTACAACGGCTATCACCACGTGGACAGTTAGTGGCGTCACGCAAAGCGCTACAACGGCTGGAGGCACTTCCTACGTGGCCAATAAGTTTGAGAACGATCCTAATAATCCGCTATCGGCTGTTCTCATAGACAAACAAGGCTATCGCACGTTGTATTCTCCGCAGCCAGTTGCTACGTTCTTTATTGGAAGTGGTGAAACGAAGCAGTTTGATCTCAGCAATGTGTTTGGGCCTGATAAGATGTTTATAACGGGAGCGCCAGGGACTGTGTACAATTCAGGCGCACTATTCTTGGTTGCAACTGCTCGCACTGGTAGTGGCATTGCTTCCGCTACGCTTAATTGGGAGGAACAATAATGGCTCTCACTGGACTTGTTGCGGCAAACAATTTAAGCGATGTTGTTGACATTGAACGCACTTGGGACAATATTGGCAATAACATTTCCGCAACTGTATTTGTCCCGGCAGCTACGCTTGATTTAAACTTTGCAGGCAACAAAAGTCTTGTTGACAATATTAGCGGAAGTGGTTTAGTTACTTTTACAAGGGCATCTAGCGGCACCTTTGTTGGCAGCAATGGCCTCATTCAAACTGCTGCTAGTGGTGTGCCACGGTTTGATCACAACCCGACAACGGGGGAGAGCCTTGGGCTGTTGGTGGAGGAGGACAGGACGAACAGTTTCATTTATTCCAATACATTTACTGACGCTAGCTGGGGTCAGATATATGGCACTACTATTACACGCACTGCCAGCGCCGCTGTCTCCCCAGATGGCACATCTAATGCCACTCAAATAACTGCAACTGATGCTAATTTTGTTCGCCAGCAGGCAGTAGGCGACACCACAACAATTCGCACACTATCTTTTTTTGCAAAAGCTGGAACTGCTTCCACTATTTCTGTAAGATTTTTTAGCGGCACAGCGCCTACTTCACCTACTGCGACCTTTAACCTTTCAACTGGCGCGGCTACAGTTAGTGATGCTTCAGTGATGACTGCAAGCATTGTGCAATTTTCGAACGGATGGTATCGCTGCATTTGCTGTCGTACTGATGCTGCAAGCAAAGCCCCACCAGACTTTAATTTTGGCGTCGGCACGACTTTTATTTACGGCGCCCAACTCGAAGCAGGCGCCTTCCCCACCTCCTACATCCCCACCACCACCATTCCCCTGCTTCGTTCCGCTGACGTGGTAAGCATTACGGGAAGCAATTTTTCGAGGTGGTATAACGAAAGCCAGGGAACGTTTTTTGTATCAGCGAGACAGTCAAGTTATAGTTATGGTCAGGCTCTGGTTGGTCTTGGCACGGGGACTGGAGCCCTTGGACTGGATTACGCTGGCACTACAACTACAAAGGGCGGAAGCTGGTGGAATGGCGGTACAGCAATTGGAACTTCTAATTATGCGGACTGGGGAAATGGAGCAAAACTTATAGGCTCATATACATCTAGTAATCGTTATTTATGTTTAAATGGTGGTGCTATAGCTTCTAATGCCAGCACTTTGATTAATGGTGGCTTAATGCGTATTGGGCAGAGTTACAACACTAATGGATTAAATTCCAATGGCACTATTGCCCGTCTTGCTTACTATCCCATCCAGCTATCTAACACCGCTCTTCAGGTATTAACCACATCCGGCCCAGTATCAAGCTTTCCATATTCTTTCTCCATCAAAGGCCGCGACATTCTTGCGCTAAAGGAAGTAAACAAAACGTCCACTCGCGATTTTGTTTTTATTAAGGGACTCCTTTCTCGGGTCCAACCACGCATTAACACTGCTTCTCAATACACTGCTTCTGGCGTGGCATTGCGTAATGCAGCAATGCTAAAAGTGGCACCAACCACTATTGGCAATTATTTCTTTTCTTCTGGCCTCACACTTAGTGGCACCACTGTTCAAATCAATGGCACCAACGCTCGTTCCATTGCCACCTCCCCTTTCAGCGGCTCCACAGCCCTCTATCCCCTGCTCTTTGGTGGCCTACGCCCTCAAGCTAACTGGCGCATCACGGAGCCCATGACAAGTGGCACTGTCACATCCCCTGAAAGCGCTATTCCCATTGAGACTAGTGATTTCCTATTATTTATTAAGGCGGGGCAAAGCTAATGAGTCAGCAATATGGTTTTAGGGCATCTAACAATCTTTCTGAAACTGAAAACCACAATTTATGCCTTGATAATTTAGGCATCAATAGGAATGATTTGCCTTTGTTGGAAGGCACTAGTGCGTCTGGCGTTACGGAAGCAGACTATCAAGCCATCATTGGACTGAGGAGCGCTCTGGAAGGGCAAGTGACGGCCCTCTCGGCATTCTCGCTATCTGGTTTCACAGCGGTGGCATCAAAAGCCACTGCCACTGGTGATACTTTTACTGGTAATATTATTGTTGACAGGGTTAATAATGATCGTCCATATACGCCTTTAAATGGCACTATCATTGGACCATCAACTGTTTCTTATTTCTCTCCAACGGCTAGTGGCGTATTCTCCACTGGCGGAGAATATAAGCTTGGCCCTATCACTGCTGGCACCGTTACCACTAGCGGCGTTAATTACACTGGCACCGTGCAGGAATGGAACCCACGCTTTGAACGCTACAAAAATTATCTCAGGGTGCAGGAGCAGCCTTCGTGGACTGTTCGTTACTCCCCATTGTATCTCCCCCCTCCCACTGTTATTAGTGGTTGTCAATTATGGCTTGATGCGGAATACAGCACGTTTGAACTCGACGGTAGTAGCAACGTAGTTGTTTGGAGGAGCCTTGTTGGCGGTACTATTGCTTCGCAGGCTACTCTTGCAAATCGTCCTGTTTTTACCACCAATGTAATGAATGGCAAACCCGCTGTTCGTTTCGATGGGTCCAATGATTTCTTGAGTCTGAGCAATATTGGTGCATCATTTACCACTGCAGCAACGATGGTAAGCATTGTGCGCGTGTTAGATGGCGATTACAACGTTCTTAGCTCCTTGAACAATAGTAGCTGTCGATGGAATAATGGAAGTGGCGCTGGCACGTGGGGACTGTTTACTACTGCCCTACAGAGCAGCTTTCCTGCTGGCATGCCCTTTAATGGCACGTGGGTGGTGTCAATGCGCATCAATGCTGCCTACGGCCTGGAGATAAGGCTCAATGGGACAAGGCTTGATTACAAGAGCACTGGCTTCACTTTCACTGGTGGCGACACCTTCAACATTGGTGCCACTGCTGGGCCTGCTGGATATTTAAACGGCGACATTCATTCCATTGCTCTCTTCAATAGAGTGTTAACGGACAAAGAACTTAGAACCATTGAAGAATGCTTTGCATGGCGCTATGATGGCATTTACGATCCTGATCGCTCTTCACAAGTACTACAACTGGAAGACTTTGCTACGATTGAACTGGAAGATGGTTCCGTGCTAAACCCTTGAGCGCACAATGACAAAAATTTCTCAGCTTACAAGTATTGGTACGGGATTAGCTGCGGATGATGAATTTATCATTCGTGACGTTAGTGATGCTTCCACGCCTAATAAGAAAGTAACAGCTAGTGGATTTTTTGCCATTGCCAATACGCTAGGCATCACTGGATTTGACAATATTTTGGCTGGCTTGCCTAATACTGGCACGCAAGTGCGAGTTATTAGTTCTGGCATTGCTGCTGGCATTTCTGGCTATGCCTATACGACTATCAGTGGCATTCAAGTGGCTCGTACCACTATTTCTGGCTACTACGAAAATGCTGCTGGTACTGCCAGTGGTGTTCTTTTCCCAGTGGTCACGCAAACCGACATTGGCACCGATCCTAATCAAGTGCCAGTGTGTGGAATGCTTGGTTCCATGGCATTCTCGAATTTTCCATTTTGGCGAGGAGGAAGCGATACTACTACAACTACTGGCACATTAATTGTTGATGGTAGTTCATACGATAGGTTTAACTATACGGCCAGCATGGCAGGTAATGTAACTGTGCAGTTAGATAATTTGACCAATGGAAGAGAAACAAAACTGTATGTGAGAAATACTAATGCCACGGCTCGCACAGTCACTTTTGCAGGATCTACTACTACTAGCGGTCACACTGGTGTGCCATTGTCACCTGGCAATGGAGGAACATCAGTGAGTGGCATAACGCTTTCCGGTTCTACTGGTACGGCTATTGTGTGGGTGGGAAATATTAATGGCACCATCGTTGGAGGCTTATTCTGATGACCATTAAAGCGCTTTACCCAACCATTCGTCCATCGCTTGATTTAAATTTTGCACGCACTAGAGCACTAGATCCACGCATCACCTTCACTCGTGCATCTACTGGCACTTTTGTAGGCAGCAATGGCCTCATTCAAACTGCTGCTAGCGGAGTGCCACGCTTTGACTTTCATCCAACTACAGGAGAGAGCTTGGGGCTATTAATGGAGGAGGCAAGGACAAATAGCCTTTGGCCGAGTGAGCCAACTACGGCGACTTTGCGAAACGGTACAGGCTCACCAGGAAACACCTGGGCGGTCTATGATGGAACAGTTTCTTCCGCAAGCAGAAATACGATTGGAGGTCTAGAAGTAACAATTAATTCAACTTTAGATAACAATGGGTTCAGTGGTGGCAATGCAACAAACTGGGGAGGCATTGGAGGCGGCGGTAATCATGCACTTGGCACTGTTGCAAGTGTATCTTTGTTTATTAATCCTCTGACGTGGACTGGAAACATTTGGATTGGAAAATTACCACAAGATGGCAACACCACTTTCGTCGCGCAAACTTTTCAGTTATTTAACAATGGAATTTATACGGGCCCTGCTTCCAATGTAAAAGCAATTTTTTCAGACGGCACCTACTGGTTGCACCACATTGCGTGGACTGACTTAAGTACCAACACCGCTGCGGGCCAGTTTCTCGTCCTCTTTACCACCACACCTGGGGATAACATTAAAAAATTCTGGGCTGGTGGTTTTCAATGGGAAGCGGGTGCTTTTTCCACCTCCTACATCCCCACCACTTCTTCTACTGTCACTCGTGCTGCTGACTCGGCAAGTATCGATGGGGCTAATTTTAATAGTTGGTATAATCAAAGCAGTGGTTCTGTTGTTGTTAATGTATTAGCCTCTCAGGGAACGAGGCCCCCCGTTGCGGCTGCCTCTGTCCTAGGGATTACTCCAAGTGCTGGGGTAGTGCCTGGTAATTTAATCTATCAAAATACAGATAGCAATGGTACTTGGTACACTTACGATTCTGGAATCTTAGAATTGGTGCAAACTGTTAGCCTTAACCCTAATGGAAATAAATTTGCGTGGGGATTAACTGCTGGCGCGAGTAGCGTAGCTGTAAAAGATGGCGTAACGCGAGGAAATTACTCGTGGTCGTCTGTTACTAGAACTGGTTTCTTGATTGGCACCGAGAACAACGGATCTATTAGGTGGAAAAGACTCACCTACTACCCCGTCCGGCTGCCCGACGCCCAACTTCAGGCCCTCACGCAATGACAATAAAAGCGCTCTATCCAACAGTTGAGCCCTCGCTTGAGCTGGACTTTGCCAATACAAAGGCGCTAGATCCTCGCATTAGCTTTGCGAGGGCTTCGACGGGCACGTATGTGGGCGCTGATGGGCTTATAAAGGCTGCCGCTAGTGGCGTGGCACGGTTTGACCATTCGACGACGGGGGAAAGCCTTGGGCTGTTGGTAGAAGAAGGAAGAACAAATTACGTGCCATATAGTGAGCAATTTGATAATGCTCTTTGGATTAAAACTCGATCAACCGTTTCGGGGAATACAATTATTGCTCCAGACGGGAAAACTACTGCTGATGCAATTGTTGAAGACTCGGTTAATAACAATCATTTCATAGCCTTTGGCCCTTACGTGTCAGGAGGAGGAACTACTTTTCCGACCACAGCCGGGGCCGACTACGTGGTTTCTATTTTTGTAAAGAGAGGGGCAGGGTCCAGAAATTGTTTTATTTATTTAAAACGTTATACAGGTACGGCATATGGCGGCTGTTTTTTTAATTTTGACACGGAAGTTTTAACTGTTAATACAGGAAAATCCCACAAAATTGATAAATTTTCAAACGGTTGGTATCGAATTTCTTTTGTTGGAACTGTAGACACAACAGGAACTGTTGAGCCAATATTGGAAGTATATCTTATTGAGGGCACATCAAACTTTAATTATCAAGGCAATGGTGCAAGTAGTATATACCTTTGGGGAGCACAAGTTGAACTTGGCTCAGTCCTGACTTCGTATATTCCCACTGGCAACGCTTTAAGTGGGACGACTCGCGCTGCTGATGTGGCGAGTGTGTCCAATGCCAATTCAAGTATCTTCTCCACGTCCGCCTTCACCACCATCAACTCCCCATTCGGTACTGCTGGCGGCAGTTCAACACTAGGGTTTGCAGGGCCTGTAGTCAAGCGAACTTCCGTGTACAATGGCAATCTATCGTCGTCTCAAATTAACACTCTCACTGGCACCAGTGATTTCTGGCGATGGCGAGTCACAGGTTCTACTTTTGCGCTGCCTAATTTCTTTACCGACGGCAATGTAACTGTTGACTGGAATGATGGAGTGGTAGAAACTCTTACCACTGGCGTACATACGTTCGTTGATGGCAAAACATATCATGACATTGGTTTTAGGCTTAATAGTGGTACGTATTTTGGGCCCAGTGTTTCCAATAATGGTACATATGCCAATCGGGTGGTTGCTGTGGGTCCGACACCTGCCAGTATGAAAATAAATGCTTCCGTCGTATTTTCTGGCTGCGTTAATTTAAAAATAGTTGATGCCACTCTCAACCTTACTGGCGGAACAAATTTTACCAATGCTTGGTTTCTTAATTATGCATTAAGTTCACTTCCAGTGGTTGATACAAGTACTGGCACTAATTTTACCAATACTTGGTATGCATGTGTCTCTCTTACTTCCTTTCCGCTTATTAACATTAGCACTGGAAGTTTATTTTATAGCACTTGGGTTAACTGTCAAGGACTCACCTCATTTCCACTGCTTAATTTTAGTTCGGCAACAGTTCTTGAGGCAACTTGGAACAATTGCACAGGACTTACCTCCTTTCCGTTAATTAATACGAGTAATGTAACAAATTTTAATTACACTTGGAACAATTGTTTCTCATTGACCTCTTTTCCCTTGATCAATACTGCTGCCGGTACAGTTTTTTTCTCCACATGGCTTCAGTGTTATGGATTAACCAGCTTTCCGGCATTAAACTTTTCCGCTGGCACTGACTTTCGCGACGCTTGGCGATCATGCTCATCCTTGTCCACTTTTCCGCCAAATATGTTTAACACCACCGGATCATTAATCTCTACTGCCTTCGGGACGGCTTTTACTGGTTGCGCATTAACTGCAATATCTATTGAAAATATTCTGACTTCATTGGTAACCAATGGCAGATCCAATATTACTCTTGACATGGCTGGCGGAACCAACGCAGGGGCGTCCACTTGGACTGCGCCAGCTCTTTCTGCATACGCTACCCTTGTCTCCAGGGGTTGGACTATCACCCGTAACGCTTAATTATGACTAACTATCTTCGTTTTGCCAATCAAACCGCGTGGGAAGCTGCTGGCGAAGCCGCCGGTTTCCGCGTTAACCAGCCCGTTATTGTTCAAGAAGCATCGTTTGACAATGAAACCAATGAGTCCATTCCAGCAGTTTTTGAAGACCGTTGGACATGGCTCTACTACACACATGAATGGGCCATTGACGATGTGGGTATTCTTTACAACAATGATGCCGTGGTAGATCCTGAAACCTTCGAGCTTATCACGCCTCCCACTCCCATGGAAGGCTGGCATATTAATTTTATTGGCACGCTTCCCGAAGGTTGGGATCAATATCTAGTGGCACCTCGTAATCCTCGTCGGATGTTTGCTTAAGCATTTCGATAGACTGAAAAGAAAGTGCTATGGCCAGGGGATTAGTCCGTAAGAATAATCTATCTGATTTGCCTTCGCCCGAACAGGCGCGGATTAATCTTGGCCTGGCTTCTGCAGATTTAAACAGAATTAAAGGACTGTTTTCTTCTGCTTATGTGCAGCCCACGGAAGTGCAATGCATTGCTGGATCGTCCAGTAATTTCCAGCAACAAATTGATAGTCTGAATGCCACGCTTTCTGGCATTGTTCCCAGTTTGTACGTTGCACGATCTGGAGATACCATTACTAGTGGCTGGACCAATACAGGCTTTATTCAATCAAGCTTCGTAGTGCAAAGTGGCACCACTCTCAGCGGTTCTACTGACAGTCTATTTTCCCTCACGGTTTCAGGACTGTCCTACAGCCTCTCCACTGCCACTCTTGTTTGCAATCTTGGCTTGACGGTGCAAGGGTTGGAGGACAATGGAAATGTGGTATTTGCCAGTGGAATCACAGTAAACAAGAAAGTGCCTGTTAAGATTGGCGGCAGACAATTCTTTATTGAGGCAGGCTAATGGCAGTTAAGGCAAAAGGGGGCAGTGCAGCCCTCAAGCGTTCACATCAGCCTGGACCCCCCAAGCTGACGAGGCAAGGAAATGGAAAGCGGAGCAAGCCCAGCCATGGCCGTAAGCTCCTGAGAGGACAGGGGAAAGCTTGACAATGGCAATGGGAAAGGCTAGCTTCTGGCTGGCTTTTTCTTGGTCTTGTGGCTGCCGACATCAACTGCTATTCCTTTTCCCATCGCTTCTCCTCCACGCAAGATTTGCCTGGCTATTGCGGCTATGAAGAAATCACGCATCAGTGTCAAATGGCTGATGCTCCTGCGTTAGTGCGTTCTTTCGCTCATTTCCTTACTGGCTGCGGCTTTGCCCCATCGTCTGTTTACAACGCAATGGAGACCATTGGAACGGAGTATAATGAAGCATACATAGACAAGGAATAATTTCAATGGGCCAAATTGTTGCAGATGGGGAGCAGTTTGAAACCCACGTAATTGCCGATAAATACGGCCATCTTCTTGATTACGGCCCTGACAGTGGAGTGGTAGATGCATTTGGCAGGCAGCGTGTAAGCAATCCTTATACGCTGTTTGATAGCACAATGCGCTTTGACAAGCGCACCGATCAATGGTATGAAATTACTACCGCCAGCGGAACTACTAATTTCCTCACCAATGCCAGCACGTTAGAGCTTAAAACCACCACTGCTTCTGGCGATACTGTTCTGCGTCGTACAAAGCAAAGATTCCCTTACCAGCCAGGGAAAAGTATTTTCTCCATGCAAAGTTTTGTTGGGGCACCATTGGCCAGTGGCTTGGTTCAGGAAATTGGTTATTTTGATGATAATAATGGTGTGATGCTACGCGCCAGTGGCACCACTCTCCAGTTTGTCATCAGAAGTTTTACTACTGGCAGTGTTGTCGAAAACGTAGTTAATCAGTCCGATTGGAATATTGAAACTTTTCCGGCGTTAAATTTTAACAGGGCACAGATTTTTGCTACAGATTTGGAATGGCTGGGAGTGGGAAGAGTAAGATGTGGATTTGTTATTGATGGAAGCATTGTCTATTGTCATGAATTTAACCATGCAAATAATATCAATAGAACATACATGCAAACGGCAATTCTCCCATTGTCATATCGCATTGTCAATACCACTGCACAGGCAAGTGGCACCACTTTCCAGCAAGTTTGCTGCAGCCTTTTAAGTGAAGGCGGTTATGAACCAAATGGCGCCATCTATTCGGCATTTCCTAATTTTGCAAGCGTTTCTGCTGCCACCGGAGAGCGCCTTACCGCTGCAATTCGCATGGTAAGTGGTCGCACGGGCAATGTAATTTTGCCGGTCAAGATTGATGTGGCTGCGTTTACTAGTGATGTTATCTTATGGAGGTTGCGTTTGAATCCTACGCTTTCTGGTGTCACGTGGAGTGGAGCCGCTAACGGAAGGGGAAATGTTGAAACAACCACAAGCGCCACTTCAGTGATTGGCGGCACTATCGTCAATACTGGCATTGTTTCCCAGCAGCAGTCAACAGATTTAAAGATTGAAACAGCAATTCGCCTTTCTCTTGGGGTGAATGCATCTGGGCAAAGTGACGTGCTGGCTTTGACCATTGAAAGCGATGGATCGGCAAGAGCAATGGGACAATTGGGCTGGGTGGAGATTGTCTAGTGGTGCTACAGTTCTAGGACTGGCGCATTGTTCATGAAAAACTGGCTTGACAGTCCAGAGATGGAAGCTTTCCGTGACGCATGGCATCATGCTGATTTGGTGCAAGGCGCGGAAGATCAAGCTTGGTGGGACAGTCTTACGATGGACGAACGGGCGCAAGCGTTCCGCCAAATTTGTAAGCTAATTTACAAAGCAGACGTGAAAGACAAGGGCAGCTATCGCTATGCAATGTATGACATTTTTAATATTGATTATGGCGATGGATTAAAGCACTACATGCAAATTCACAACTTAATTAGTCATGCTGTTGATGGTGAGCAAGCGGCATTCGTTGAGCGCGTTGATGACAATTTAAATAGTACAGACGAGTGGTCATGAAAAGGCCGGTGGTAAACATGAATAGACCAACGACGATTTCCATGGTGCAAAAGAATCTCGTCCTATTGTAGCTCTTCCAGTTGATAGGTGATCCTCATTTCGCCTCCTAGAGCTTTTACATCGTCGCTGGCGTCTTCTGCTGCTTCCTGCTGGATCATCACAGAAGGAACAACGGCATCAGGCAATGCAGTGATGGTGGCATGAGGATAGAGCTGCTTGGCTTGTTCTACTAACGTTGATGCTTTCTGAATACGCTCTTCCTTATCCCATTGCTCCACAATCTTAATAGTTTGCTTATCTACATCTTTCATCGTCCGTTGTGTTTTCCACTCAGTCCAATCTGGACGGCACCAGACAATGAGCCTGGTTAGCCATGGGCTAAAGGCAAGCGAAGGATATTTAGCAATCAGCCAAATGGCCACTTCATAAAGCAGGGCATTAACCAGCGCTGTTAGGGTCATTTGCTAACCAACACAGCCCAGCCAGAATTTGGACCTTCAACAGTCCAACGTGGCAGCCAATATTTATTGCCATAGTAAACACATTTGCCACCTTCTCCACTGGAATAGCCACCATTCACAATGTCAGCCGTTCCATACGGGTCGTTATGGACCACAGAAATTGCATCAAAACCCACTGCCACTGTCCAATGGCCGCCTCCAGACGGGGCCGTATAGCGTCCATGATGCAACCATCCAACCAGCACGGGACGGCCTGCTTGAAGCTCTTTGTGAAGGGTCTCTAGACCCATATTTTGCTTGAATTCTGCCTTGAGTCCTAGATGGTGAAGGGCCTTGAGCTGAGCACTGGAGTCAGTAGTGTCGCCATAACGAGCACGAATGGAATTGTATTCATCATCGCTACCCACTTTCCCATAGAACTTGGCAACCATTGCAGAGCTGCTACTAAAGCATTCGCGACTGCCATTGCCACTTTTGTTGTCACGTTGCCATTCATATGGCACAGACAATACCACCTTCTTAGGAGGTTCTTGTTTTCCAGCCTGGCTCCAAATCTTAAACCATTCATTATCTTTGTCCATCAATTCAGGAGCAGTTTTCATGAGCTGCTCCTCAAGCATTTGCACTGCAGCACTTTGGTACGGCAGTCCATTCTTGTAATATTTGAACAAATCTGAAAGGCGAACGGAGCCAGACATGCCTGCGTCCTAGTTAATTTTGGTCTTGAAGATGGCCTTTGCAATGGCAAGAACAAGCTCGACAGTGCTATTAGGCTTGATGGGAAGAGCGGCAATAATGGTTTCAATGGCACCGACGACAACGCCGCCGATAAGCATAAGTTCTGCAGGAGTCATGAGGGACAATGCGTTTTCTTTAGCTTAGCGTTTGATTTCCAAATCGCGCACTCTGCCCTCAATTCCTTTCATACTATTTGTCAAGTCGTCCAATTTATCAGCAATACTTTCAACTTGTGTGGAAATTTTTACTTGTTGGTTGCCCACTGTTACCATCATTCCACCACTGGCAAGCAGCATGCCTGCAGTCACCGTTGCTGCAAAGTTCATCATGCCTTCTTGCCAAGACTGCATTGGTCGTTGTCCTTTTTCAATATTCTACACAATCACCGTCTTTAACTTTGGCGGTTTAAACTATGAGGAAGTCAATTTAATATCACCATGGGGATGAGAAATGGACCTGAAGAACTCCTTCAATCCCTCTCTGAATTACGCCCTGGTGAGGCCAAACGACGTTTCCGTAAAGGCATCTTTGAGGATTATCCGCTACGAGGCCCTTTTGGGCATTGCGCTTGCGCCTATTGTGGCAAATGGACCGAAAAGCTAACTCTCGATCATGTCGTTGCCAAAAGCAAAGGCGGGCCACATTTTGCAAAATTTAACCTTGTACCCGCCTGTCTCGCCTGCAACGCAAAAAAATCAAACCTTGCTCTTATTAGATGGTGGAGACAGCAAGAGTTTTGGACGAAAAATAAGGAGTTAGTTCTGCTTGCGTGGGTGTACGCAAATAGTTTTGTAAGCGCACACACTGATCTGCATGAATATGAGTTGTGGATGGAAAAGATTGGATATGTTACGCCTAGGTCAGATTTAAAACCTGTTCCGTGGCACGACACTACATCTCGTTGTTTGCCCATCGCTCAGATGTGCTGAGATAAGCAATTGCAGATTCTAGGAGAGCCACGTTGTCCTGAAAATGGCCAAGGCCTTTATTGCATACAGAGCACAACAACCCTCGAACATTGCCAGTTTCGTGGCAGTGGTCAACGGCTACATTTTTACTTCTAAATGTTGATCCTTGTTTAATTTCAAGTTCCGTTTGGCAAATTGCGCAACAGTTATTTTGCTCTTCCCGAATGCGATTAAACTTTTCTACTGACATTTTGTAACGATATTTTAGAAACAAAGCCGAAACGCAATCCTGGCAACGACTTGAGATATTGCTGCTGTCGTGACTTCCGTGAAAACAATTAAGCAATTTTTTCTCTTTACATGTGGAACATTGTTTGATTCCTGTTTTGATTTCCTTGAGTCGTCTTTTTTCCGCCTCTTGAGCCTTTTTCTGATTCTTGCCAGGCGCAAACCATTCTGGGAAAGGCGCAATTTCCAGTGCCTGTTCTGGCGTTAATCCCAGGTTAATCCGATTGGCAATAAACCGCCCACTGAATCCATACTCCTCCGCAGCATCTTTAATTTTTGCGTACCGTACGCCATTAACCAGTATTGGACGACCCATGCTATTCGTCCTTGCTCTTGGTGCTATTTCTAGCGCCTCTTCTAGACTCCAACTCAAGGCAAGCCTGGCGCCCACTTTTGGCGGAGTAAACCCATAATGCCTTGCTGCTTCGGAAATAGATTCGTACTGGACTCCTTCTACGGTTACTCGATGAGCCAAGTGTCTACCTTGTTTACGTTGTCAAAAGATTCTAGCAAGTTTTTTCCCGAGAAACGTTGTTATTGCAAAAGAAAAGGGGGCTTATGGCCCCCTCTCTACTATTTGGTGCGCCGCTTAACCGTAAGCACGCTTCCAGCAATCACCGTCGTCCAATGGCTCTGGAGGACCTTGGCGAAATGTGCAGCCGCTGATCATGTAGGCATCAGGATCGGCAGGTTCAACATCATCTAGGGGAGTTTTAAGCTCAGCCAAGAATTCGCTAACTGTATTTTCAACGCGCTGAGTAAATGCTTCGTCTGTTTCAATGGTTTCGATGAGGTAGTTTAGATACCATTGGCATTTCAGCAAGTCTTCCTTGCCATTTTTGCGTTCATAACGCCATAAATACTTGTGGCAATTGCCCTTAAGAAAGCCTTTAAAGGCTTCGCTACTCATAGAAGCTTGAATTGCTTCAATGCTTTCAATGCCACCCTGGGCGTAATGGCTGGGACTATTTATGGGGTCGTGCATGATCAGAGTTGGTAGTTGTTTTCAGCAAATGCCTCGAATACTTCCGGGGCGATGGGTTCAGCCAGCTTAAGCAAAGCCTCGGCATAAACGGCAATTTCATGCTGGGCACCCTTGCCAATGCGAAGGCTAATGAAATGCAGCAGAGCCTGCAAGGAACATGTCCAGACAAAACTTGTGTACACGCATGGTGGTAACACGCCACGAGCCTGCTCACGGCTCACACCAGCCATCAGAAGCGCATCGTAAGCTTGCTTGCTTTCCTCCACAGTCTTCGTATAAATCTGAGCGGCCAGGGCCTGCCCCCGTGAATCAAGCAGCTCTCCAGAGGCTTGCCTGTTGTTGGTGGCTTGAGAAGCAAATTGAGCAGGCACATAAAATTCTGCATCTTTAGCAGGACAGTAGCGGAAGCTTTTCTCATTCCAGCCAAGTTGGTCATCAACGTAAGTAGAGGCAATGGTGTGTTTGTACCACTGCCGGGCAATAAACAATGGTGCCTTCACCATCCATTTGAAAACCACGCCACGCAAAGGGCTCGTGTGTTGGTGCTTGATCAAATACTTGAGAAGCTTGGCATCACGCTCTGACCATTCCTCGGAATGTCCATCAAAGCTTTGCCTTGCATCGTTCACAATCGACAGGCTATTCCCCATCGCATCAATGAGGCATACATAGCTCTTCCCATCGTTTAGCGGATCGATGGGAGGCGGAAGGAGCGGATTAATCATTGTTGAGAATCAGCGCCACTGGACGGATTCGTTGAAATGCCACTGTACCACTGATGTGAGTAGTTTTTTCGTCCCATTTGACCATTGCAGCCTTTCGTCCATTGCTTCTATCGATGCCCAAGAATGTGCCGTAAATGGACGTTGGCACCATTCCAGCCCCCGTGAGGGCGACCAGCGCCACTCGCTCACCTTCTTGCCAGTCATAGCCCTTTGGAACGCTCCTCAGCTTATAACGCCGGGAAGCCGGACGCAAGATTTCGGGATTCTCGCCATTTTCCACACGTCGTACAAATTGCTTGCCATGCCCTCTTGGTTGTAGCCTAGAGACTACGAACGATGGTTTAAGCATGAAATTCTGCCTTCCAGTGGAATTGGTTTACAATGGCAAAAGCAGTGTGGCAATGATGGGTCCATTTGAGCAGTCAGCAGAGCGTGAGTTTTCCTTAGCTGTCAATAGGAAGGCCATCGCAGAATGCCATGACAACGTAAAGCTTCGTGAAGTGGCGCAGAATTTACTAACTGGCTGGTCGTCTATGCAAACGGCAGTTCAAAGCTTAATGCTTGAAAACATTCAGCTTCGTCAAGCAATGGCCAAGCAGGAAACAGACCTAGAAGCTGCTGATGAGATTATTAAAGAGGCTATGGAGCTTGTTGAATGTGCTCAGCAATCAGCGCGTGCCAAAAAACGTCTTTGGCCATGGTCGAAGTGAGCAGAAAAATTGTCCAACCGCTTGTATAAGCAAGATTGTATTTACGACAATCTCTTTCATAGCCGCTACCAGTGACATGACGGCCACGCATATAAACGCCACCTTGGATTTCGATGCCAGTACGGGAGTTGGGATGAGCAAAATCTAGGCGGTAACGTTTGGAACGTTTGGTTTTAGAGTAGCGCTCTTGAAAATCTTTTTCCCAGGCATCAATTTCACTAAATTCCTTTTCCAACGGAATGAGAGGATTGTGAGCTTGCCATAGTCCTAGGAATTGATCTTCAAGAGCACTCACTATTAAACAGCAGCTAACTGTACGTTAGCTCCTTGGTTTTGATAGTTGCCAGTGTAGGCTTGCCCTACTTCCTCAATCTCCATAAGCATCACTTGCACAATGCCTTCGTTGGCATAAATACGTGCCGGAAAGGCAGTGGGATTGGAGATGCTAATCGTGAGGTAGCCAGCCCAGCCGGGTTCGATGGGCGTCACGTTGATGATGATGCCACAACGAGCGTAAGTGGATTTGCCATCACAAATGCCCATAATGTGATCAGGCATGGAGATCAGTTCGTAACTGGTTCCAAGGCCGTAACTATGGGGAGGCAAGCGAAAATACTCACCACCATTGCTGTGGATGAGGGGTGCCTCGTATGGGATGGTGCTATTGAAAAGCTTGGCATCCAATTCACCCTTATTGGTTCCCTTGACAGTCTTGCCATCAACAACAAGAAAATGGTCGGGAGACAGCCGAATGTCATAACCAGCCTGGGAAAGGCCGTATGAAATAGCTTTGGTGCCATCGTCAAGAGTGCGCATCTTCTCGCCTACAAAAGGCATGAAGATGTCGTTCTCTGCAAGTTTGGCAATTTGCTTGTCGTTAAGAAGTGTCATGGTTTGGAAGAAATGGGCGCCGTAGCGCCCGCAACTATTTGGTCATGTCAAGCGTGGGAACCGGCATACCACCTTCCGTGGGAACGTAGATGGTGCGATTACCCTTCTCGCTTCCCTCTTGCAGTCCTGTGATATACAGGTATTGGAGGTAGCGAGGGTTGTCTTTGAGACTGTCGCCAATGATACGATTGGCTTCTGCCACACCCTTGGCTCGTTCGATTTCAGCGTCAGCAAGTTTGGAAGCAGAGTCCATTTTTGCTTGAGCCTCAAGAACTGCCACTTGTCTGGTGTACTCAGCCTTTTGAAGTTCAGCCTTGCCAGCAAGACTTTTTGTCCAGACGTTGTACTGCGGTCCTCCCACAAGAAGTAGCGTTAAGACCAGCAGGCCAGTGCCAGTTAGAGCAGCAAATTCTTTAGTCACGATTGAAAATAAAACGAAGGATCATTGAGCCAGAAGCCACGGCAGCTCCAAAGCGTGCCATTTCCAACCAAGGAAACAATGGCAAAAGGCCCCACCAAAGGGGCCAAGCCATTAAGAAAATAATGAGTCCTTGAAGGAAAAGACCAATAAATCCGCCTACAAATGTTCCCAGTTGATAAGCGGGGTCTTTATCTTCCATGGTGTCAGAACAGGTCGGTGGAGCTGCTGCCGCCGCCGAGGTCGTCGTTCTGCCACACAGAAGCGTAGCCCTTAGGACCTTCCTTGTCGCCCTTGATTTTGACGGAGCCAGTAAAACGAGGGGAACGATCAGAAGTCATCTTTTCGTTGGGCCATACAGCCATGTCGAGGCTGTAGTTACCACGATCATTAGCGCCAGCCTTCTTCAATGCATTGAGAAGGTCAGGGGTGAGATCAATGGCGGCAGTAATTGGGGGGCGATTTGCCACAGTGTTGCTCCTTGGAGGATGTTAGATGCCCGTGAGGGCTCGGCAAGCATAGAGGCTCTAGGCTCCCTTGTCAACTGTGATCGTGAAGGGCTTACCGCCTGGATAGAATTCTTCAAAATACCGGCGGGTCTTGTCGTTCATGATCGCCGCTTGGCAAGCAAGATCACACCCATCCATCGTTACGATTTGCGCCTCCTCCCCCTCTCCCGTGTCCGGGTCGTAGATGGAGATGGCGCAATAAGCTTCGTTGATTTCAATGGAATACATTTGCTCAAGGGCCTGTGCATAGGCGCCGAGTTGCATCTTGTAATCGGCTAGGTAGCAGTCGAGCTTACGCTTATAGCTGGTTTTCCAATCGAGGAGGGCAATGTTGCCATTCTTCATCGTTGCTAGCATATCAAACGTGCCGGAATAGCCAATTTGCAACTCGGAGTTGAAGTAGGCGATGGCGCTCTCTACTAGCAATGGCTGGTCAATGGTTTCCAGAAAGGGTTCGATGGAATGGAAGTAGGGGCGATATTTGCTCTTGGCTTCAAGATGGTGCTCAATATCCTCTCCATTCCATAGATCCTCTAAGACGCCGTGCAGCCACACGCCACGATCAATGGAGCCCATGGTGCGACGATTGGCCTCTGCATCGCCCACGCGACGCCGCCAGTTGATGAGAGCCATGATCTTGCCCACTGGTGAGCATGCCCCGGCTACGGTTGTAACAGAGGGCAGAACCAGACCCGCAGGCACATGGTCCAAACCCTCCGGCACCTTGTAATAGCGACGATTGTCCAGTTGGAGCCGGTCAGGAACAAACTGCTTGAACTGCACTGGAGAGTTAACGGTTCTTTACACAATACCCCCCAGAGCGGTAGTAGCCAAGGGGACACGTGCCGGAATAGTTGATGGGCTCGTTGCAAGCCGCCACTGGCAGGGAAAATGCAATGACAATGAGAGCAATGATGGTTTTCATGGTTCAACGAAAGTTAATGGACGATTCATGTCAACTTTGTAGTGGTCAATGATGGCGCCAGTGCCACGGTCCCAAGTGGTACCGCAGTCTGGACATTGCCATGCATAGCCACGATCCTCACGCCAAGACGACAGGTAGATCACTCTGGAAAACCATTTGGATCCGCCAAAGTGGTGTTGGCTTTCTTCTGGGATGGGCTTGTCATGCCACAGGCTTCCGCATTCAGGACAGTTTTTAATGTCTGAAAAATTGGTCATTTCAAAACTTCCCCCCAGCAAATGCGATTTGCTTGCCATAGCAGAGCCCTGCACAAATGGTTTTCAGAAGGGTCCGGGTCAGAAGCATATACGGAATGTGCTGATTCCCATGCACTTAGCCATTGTTCCTTGGTAGGAAACTTCATTTCATTTTGATGGTCCATTGGTAAATAAGTTCAAAGAAATAAACAATGGGCAAAACTGTTAAGCCCAACAAAAGCAGGCCAATAATAGTAGTGATGATGCTTGCAATTAGCATGGCTCGTCAAGGGGAGAATCATCAGCATTGGTAATAATTTGGCCCTTGAAAACAAGAGCCAAACGTGCCGCTGCCAGGTCTAAAGCTTTCCCGCAACGAATACTTCCACTCCTTTAATGGCCTGCTCAACAGTGCCTTCGGCGCAAATTGCACGAAGAGTCATAAGTTCTTGTGCCATTGCAACTTTGGTAAGCTTGATGCCTTTTTCTTTAATCCAAGTACCAACCATGGCGGCAATCACATTGGCGAGCATGTGACCATCCTTAAGGTCGTCACCCTTCGCAAGCCCAAGGCTTTCAAGACCAAGCTTTGCTGCCATCAAGCTTTGCTGGGAATCTCCATATTGAAGGGGATTGGCTTTGCAGAAGGCGGTGAGGGCTTCCTTTCCATTAAAGGCAGGAGCCCCCGCTCCTCCAGCAGCAGGAATGCTTGCTGTAGTAGGCGCTTTGTCCTGAGGCGATACCGCTGCTGGTTTCTTGCTCTCCTGTTGGAGGGGGAGTTTGGGCGCAGCTTGTACGTTGCCATCGTCGGAAGTGGGAATGTCTTCGCCGGAGTAAAGCTTGAGGCCAAGGCCAGTGAAAGTAGCAATGCACTTAACGCTTGCACGTTGAATGTTGTCACTCACCTGACGAGCATCAAGCTCCTTCACGGCATTGTGCTTGTTGTCCATCAATGGAAAGACCAATGCAGGAGTACGACGGCAACCATCCGTGAGGTAGGCCCGCAGAATCCAGCAGCCAGTTTGGCCAAACACTGGCCATCCCATTGTGCTCTCCTCAAACGCCACAAACAGCGTGGGGAATTGCTCTTTTAGGTAGCGGAAGGCAAACGGCCAGGACAGATAGGAGAGCCCTTTGTAATTCTTCTCAACGTGCTCGCCAATGGGCAGCATGTAAGCCTTGGTGAATTGCTCAGGCGTAATCTCCAAGGGCGAGAACAGACCATTCATACGGTCAGAGAGGGCTAGCGATGCGGGGGATGTAAGGTCCATGGGGAAAGAAAAAACGTCAGAAAAACAAGATTGTGTCACTTTACAATTCAGGGGCAGAACTGTCCAGGTTTTGAATGAGGTCATACATGATGACCACTTTGTTGGTAATTTGCTCTGCATGATTGACAAGACTGTCGCCAGGCAGTGGCCAGTCGCGAGTCACTCGCACGTCCGTAATGCCTTCAACGTGCTTCCAGTCAAAACCTTCTTCCATGGCACCCTCCTCAAAACAGAGCACCACTTCCATGTCTTCATGGTCCATGATGTAGGCAGCTTGAAGAGCTTCAATCAACTGAGAGATTTTCATAATCATCAAAAGAAGGTGGTAGTTCGGGCGCGGTGTAATCCACGCATAGGGACCATGCCCCATTAGAAAGGCTCGTGGAGCCCTCCCATGCGGGAGTGCAACGAATGAGCCGCTCAAGAGCTTCACTGCGAGACAGCTTGGCCTCTGAGGCAATGTTGTCTAAATGGTCAACGGCATCCTGCGTGAGCGTAAAATGCCTTTTGGTTTTAGGGCTGTCGTAGTTGGATTTCGGCATGCAGTGGCGCCGTGGTTCCTCCCCACAATACCCGCAGAAGCCAATTGAGCAAGCCTTCGAGAGATAAGGATGCCTTATGGCCACTGGGATTGCAGGAAAACGCTCTAGGTGCCATGATGCAAAGCGGCATACCATATTCCCTTTTTCATGACATTCTCGATCCTGGACTTCCTGGACCAACTGGAGCCCAGTAAGGAATCAGGCAAATTCATGTGTCCCGCGTGCGGGAACAATGATTTCTCAGTCAACAAGAAGAATGGTGCCTACACCTGCTGGCACGACGACACGCCTGCCCACCGGGCTGAAATCAGGGACGTGCTGGCTCCCATGGTGCGTTGGGAAAAGCCACCGAGAGATGCTGGTAACTACACCTTTTCCTACAGGAACCAAACCGGCCTGGAAGTGGTGAGGGTTCACCGCAGTGATGTGTCCGGCAGCAAGCGCATCTGGCAGGAATTCCCCACCATCGACACAAGCGCTACTGGCCAGAAGACACAGCTTCAGGAGGTGAAGGCCAACATCCTGCCCTTCATGTATGAAGAGGCCATTGCCGAGAGCGCCAAAACTGGCCTCCCCATTGTCGTTGTAGAAGGTGAACTCACCTGCCAGGCCGTCTGGAGCATTGGCCTGCCTTCCGTCACCTTCCTGGGTGGCAGTAAGCAGTACCGCACCAATGGCGACTACGCCAGCCTCTTCAAGAATCAGAAGCTGGTGCTAGCTCCCGATAGGGACGAGCAAGGTGTTGCCTTCATGAAGGAAGTGGAAGCCGACAACCCTGGAGCACAGTGGCTCTACGCTGATCCACGCTCTTGGGAATGGCAAAACCTGCCCAGTGGCAACGGTCTTGACCTGGCTGATTACATCGCTGAGGGTGTCACCAAAGATGACTTGCTTGCCTCCATCGTCTCCAAGGGCAAGCATTCCGGCAAGGATGGTAAGCCTGCCTATGAGGAGATTATTTCAACAGTGGAGAATTTTGTTGGCCTCTATGCCAATGATGCTCGTATCACCTACGAAACTGCCAACTGGCTAGAAATGCGTGGTGTGAAGATGAGCCAAAACAATGTTGATAAGATTATTGACGAGGCCAAAAGTCGCATCTATGGCAAGGAGGAAATTGAAACCATTGACGCTCTCACCATTGCCAATGCAGACCAATGCCGTGAATGGTTGATTGCTGGCATCATGCCCCTGGGTAGCGTCATGCTGCTGGCCGCTTCTGGAGGCACTGGCAAAAGCACCATCGTCTACAACTGGGCACTCAAGATTGCTCTTGGTGAACCATGGAGTGGAAGACGTTGCCATAAAGGCAAGAGTCTGATCATTCAAAGTGATGAACCATTGGTGGACACCAGCGAAAAGCTTGGCGTTATTGGTTTCAGAGAGGCTGGTCTGGAGGCTGGCATCATTGACTTCTGGGAGAACTGGCGCTTCGGCCACATGAAGCAACTTGAAGACTATGTGAGGAAGAACCGGCCAGTCTTTGTTGCCATTGACTCTCTTACTGCCTGTCTGTCTGGCATGGACGTAGATTTGGTGAAGAGCAATGCTGGTGATGTCATCTATGGGTTGCGCGACATTGCCAATCAATACAAATGCAGCATTATCATTCTTCACCACTTAAACAAAAGCGGGGGCCTCAGGGATTCCACCAGTTTCGTAGACAACGTTAGTGAAGTGGTAAAACTTACTCGCTCTGAGAACAATGGCGACCCCAATCAATTCATCCTCGAATGGTTGAAAAGCAGGAGTGGCCTCACTGGTAAGCACGTGTTGCAGCGCGACACCTTGTCCTATGGCTGGCACTACGCAGGCCCTCAGGGCGGTTCCTTGGAAGAGCTGGATCAAGTGGTGAATACGGTCAACATGCGTAAAGCAGAGCGTTTCACTAAGCAACAAGTGGCAATGATCTCTGGCAGCTTGGACACCTCATCCACGGGCAAAATGCTAGAAGTGGCACGTCGGCAAGGTTTAATCACCAGTAGCTTCGAGGTGGGGCCCAATGACGAACGCAAGCGTCTTTATCACTCCTGGGACTACGCAGATCCTGACGTTGACAATATTGATTTTGTTGAGGCTCCCGCTCCTGTAACAGCGCACGATTTCTTTTAAACTGTAGGCAGTTGTAATAACTGCCATGATCATCTGGGACAAAGGTTTTATCAAACCAGTAGTTGTGAAGGAGGAGTCCGTTGAGGCTCCTTTTTCAGTGCCTGAAGCTGTCGAGACAGTAGCTATTGAGCCAGAGGTGGTGCCTGAGCAAGGCTGGGCTGGTAAAGGCTTTGGCTGGTCCTCATAGGCCAATTCTTTAGCTGGCACATTTGAGCTTGGTGGGGGTGTGTAGACTCGTCCCGTTCTTTTCCATCGTTCCGCTCTCCTAACCATCCTTTGCCGAGCGCCGTTCGCGAGGGTAGGCCCCCAAGGCCGTCGTTTTGTTGGCGCTCTTTACTTTTTCTCGCTTCTTCTCTATATTGGCTACGACATCAACGTCGTCCAATGCCTACCGCTCCACAATCTCCCGATCAGCTTCCCTCCATTGACCACAATGGAACGCTAATCGAGGTGCTCTGTCATCACGGCTACTCAACGCCAGACCGTGGACCAAGGCCGTCATCACGAGTCATGTATGGTGCTCGTGACAAGAAGGGTGAACGCCATTGGCGGTCATCCCTGCACGAAATTACAAGCCTGATTGATCATGGCTTTAAAACCAACGCAGTGGCATCAGGAATTTGACAATGGAAGAAATCAACGAACTAATTGGAAAACTTGCAACAATTAAGGCTGCACAAAAAGTGTATGCAGAGAAGGAAACGTTTTACAAAGATTTGTTAATGAAATTCCTAAAGGAATTTGATCTTGATAAGGAGGACACTGAGCATGGTTCTGTTCGCATTCAACGTCGTTCTGAAAAGGACTATGGCGAAGAAGTGAGAAAGCAGGAAAGTAGCCTCAAGGAACTTAAGAAATTAAAAGATGACATTGGTGATTATGAAATCATCAAAACCAGTGAAAGCCTTGTATTTAATTTCCCTACCAAGTCATGATTACATTTTTAATTTGGTTTGCCATTGGTTTTGTTGCTGCTTCCATTTTTGCTGATTCCATTTTTTCGGAGTAATTACCATGCCAATGCCTGATATTAATTTTGCTTCTCCAGAAGCAGAACTCAAATATGGAGTGAAAACTCTTCTGGAGGCTGGCTTCACTGCAAAGCAAATTGATCGCATCAGGCATGAAGTTGGGCTTGGTGCTGACAAAACTCCTTACAACAAGGAGCTCATGGGGCAACGCCGTCATATGACAAGCGAGCTGCTGGCAGCCAACATGAGCAACAGTCAAATTGCTCGCGTGTTGCAGCTAAGCAAGGAAACTGTCAATGCAGATAGAAAGCACATTAGGCAGCTCTATACAGAAGAAATTCTCAAGAGTGCTGATGTGCATCGTGCCCGCCTCCTCAAGGAACAAATGGACCTTAAGGACGTGGCAATGAAAAGCTTTGAAGGCAGCAAAAAGAAACGCACTATCACCACCAGCGAAAGTAGCGATGCAGATGACTCTTCAATTATTAGAACAGAAGAAAGCGCTGGCGATGCCAGCTTTTTAAACGTGGCAAAGAACTGTCTTGTTGAACAAGCCAAACTCCTGGGCCTCAATGAACTACGTCCACAGCAGGAAGAGAAGAAAGACTACAAGAGCTTTCTGGATGACCTGGCAAAGACTGTGGGCGACATCAAAGAGCGTGAAGCTAATGCCACTGCCATTGATACCACTTCCTTTGATGACGATGCTTCCACCGCCATTGTTTCACTATCTTGACAAGCGCCTAGCTTTTAAGGCAGACTATACGCATCCTCTTCTTCCTCTATGGAATTTGGTTCTGTTGACGACTTTCTTCGTAAGGCCACTAATGCCAAGAAAGTTGAACGCGACGTAATTGACGAGGAACTCAGTGACATGCTGGATAATCCAGCGGTCTTTGGCATTCCGCCTGAATTAGCTAAAACGCTAGAAGGCATGCTGGAGCAATATGGTGATGAAAGCCTTCGTCAAGTGGGGATGTTTTGTATTGGCAAATGGATGCACATCCACAATCAAACCATCCAGGCTCATGTGGAAGCAGAGGGCTGGCCAGAAGCTCTTCTAACTATGAATGACGTGAGCAAACTCTCCACTGCCCTTCGCATCATTGAAGAAGTGGGCAGCTTTGGTGGTAGTGAGCAATGGACAAAAATGTTGAAGGCCCTGGTGGGCCAAGCAGTTATGGAAAGCTGTGAAGACAAAGGTATTGACATTTTTTCATTCTTTAACAACAATGATTAAAGGCAATATGTTTGACGTGTTTGCCGTTAAATTTTCTGACGGACAAGAAATCTCCTTAATTGCCAAAGATGCAGAAACTGCCCGCGCTTTAACTCAGCATTCATATCCCAAAAAACAAATTGTCAAAGTTTGGGAAATCACCTACTACGATTATGACAAATAAACTTCCCCCCATTGTTAATCTCTGTATTCCGCCAGCTTTGTTGGCCGATGCCGAGGCCATTGCCGCCGAGAATCCACCAGTTCATCCTGCGTGGTGCAAACTGCAGCGCCGTGGCAAGCATTTTGTCATTCGAACGAACGATTTAGAAGACATCACTGAAGTGGCTGACTGGGCCCGGTCAGCTTTAGTAGAACCGGCTAGCCCTTTAACAAAGGCCAAAAGACAAGCCTTCCAGGCTGTCCTGGACAGGGCTAATCGCTATGCCGAGATGGTGCCGCTTGGCTTCTCCCATTGCATGGCAGTGAAATGGCGTGACAAGCCATTGTCAGTGGGCAGTTATGTTCGCAGTGATGGCAGCCTCAAAAGCGAGGCTAAAGATAAGAAACGCTAATAGCCACAAGGCTTGACTTCCCCCATTGTCTCGTTCATTGTGGGCCAGTACCCAACAGACCAGCGATGGTTCCTCTCATGGCTCTCTTCCTGGAAAGCATTCCCAACACTACTAGCGTCTTCACTGACAAGGGCGCAATGGTAATGAATCTTGACCAGCCCGTAGTTGCCTGGCACTTTCACATTAAAGAGCTTGAGGAGTGGCTAACCACTCTTGAGGAAGCAATGGCAAAAGAAACCAATGCTGGCAATCGTCGTTCTTTCGAAGGCATGTATTTCTCGATGAAGACTGCTTATCGTAAGCATCTTGACCAGCATGAGGAAGTGCAAAGCCAAGCTCCCACTGCTGACGACCTCCAGGCTTATCTTTCTGCTTACGCTGCTGCCATTGCATCATGACTAATTCTTTCCCAATCCCCTCCCCACCGCAGGAGCTGCGCGACAAGTGGCTCGACAAAGCACCGAACACCAGCGTGTACGACTACCTCATTGACAGCGCCGCCCGCTGGGGCGCCGACCAGGAGCTGGAGGCGTGTTGTGCGTGGCTGGTGAAACTCCAGAGCCTTCACTATATCAATGCCCTCCGCACCTCCCGCCGCCCCAAGCCGCTAACGCTGAAGGAGCGGGCATTGGAGACATTTGATAAACTTGAGCATCTTTTTGATGGGTATGGACACGACGGGGAAACCATCCGCGAAGCCCTGGAGGCATTGCCCAGTGACTGACCACATTCCCAACGATCTCAGCCACCTCAACGATGCAGAGTTCAACGCACTGTGCCCGCAGGGTGAACACGCACCGGGGCCAGAGCCTCTTTCCCCCGCCGCGCAGGCAGTGCTGGATGCGGCCTTTGTGCCCTGGGAAACTATCGACACACCTCAAGCCATTGCCGCCGCCGCCCTGCGAGCTGCTGTAGTGCAAGTAACTCCTGTGTCAACTAACGCCAGGCAAATGAAAATTCGCGATGAATTCCTGGCTATTGCCAACGAGCTGAAAGGAATGTCTAATTAGCGCCAAATTAGATGCAGAAAGAAAGGGGCCCTTCAGGGAGCCCCTTTTTATTGGCTTAACGAGTTCCGAGAGGCTGATTGCCTCACAAATCAGGTGTTTGCCATCCATACCTCAATACTGTACTCCTGGATCCGGCCAGTAATAGACAAAAGAAAAGGAGGGCTTACGCCCTCCTCGTCTTTATCACCCTCCGATAGCATTGCTCCTCAACAAAGGGGAAAGGGCCCAAACAGGCACCACAACAGCCCGGTCAATCCTTACGGAATAGACCACCCTCTCCATACTGTCCATCCTTGCGGGCTCCGAGCGTGGGGGCTGTAGAGCGAAGCCGAAGCTTCAGGACCGAGTGACTTGCAAATCATACCATGCCATTGCCGCTTAGCCCCAGGCTTAGGCAGTGTTCGGTTAACCGCCCTTTAAATCGTGTTAGCCTTTTCTTGCTGGTCAGGCGACTGTCAGCCCAAACTGACATTCTTCTTTTTTCTTGTGATCAAAACATTATTCTTCGTTTGCTTTGCTGCCCTCACCTTCGTGCCAGTGGTCAGTGAAGCTGCTTCCTTGCGTCAATGCGGCACTAGCTCATGGTATGGCTATGGAGATGGCTTCAATGGGCAACGCACTGCCAATGGAGAGCGCTTCAATGCCTATGGCCTCACTGCTGCCCATCGTTACCTCCCTCTCGGCTCCAGAATTAGAGTGGTCAATCCAGCCAATGGCAAGGCTGTGACCGTCAGGATCAACGACAGAGGCCCGTACTATGGCAGTCGCATCTTGGACTTGTCCTACGGTGCCTTTGCCAAAATAGCCAGTGTTGGCAGTGGCACGGCACAAGTGTGCATTGCTCGTGCGTGATGGTAAGCTCGCAAGGCGAAGGTGAATGAGGGGAGGCGAAAGCCTCCTCTTTTTTATGTGCTTAGGGAGTTTGCAAAAATTCACACTATTATTTCGGCACGAGCGATTTAGATCTTCTTCCAGAAATTCTCTGGAATCAAAAAGTCATTGCTCTACCCCCCCCCCAGATCCTTTTCAAGCGATGACTTCTAATTTTTCCCGTATTTTTGTGGCCGATTTTGGCCAAAACCATTGGACAGTCTTTGATTCCTTCACTCAGGAAATCTTTGAACTGTCACCCGATGAATTCTTTGCCCTCGCATGGCTTCCAGTGGGAAGCACATTGATTTGCGAGCAGGCGCATCTTGGTAGCCCTCGCAAAGATTCCAGCCTTGCACAGGTGTACCTGGCCGAAGAACTGCTGGACCTTTACGCACGTGCAGAGACTAAAGACTGCATGATTAAGTTGTTTCCGCATCAATCCACGGCCAAGGCTCGTGCTCGCTGGGGAACAATGGACAAAACAGACGCAGTGGACGTTGTTGCCATTTACAACCATGTGGTGAACAGTCCTCACATGCCACTGATGAATCCACCTAAAACATTTGAAGCCAGCAACAGCAGGCAGGCAGGATGGACCTTCAAGCATGAAACCAATTGCATCCTCAACAAGGCTCGTCGTTTTGACTACGAAGATCCGAGCGACCAAGTCGTGCAGTTCATTGAGGACAATCTCAAGCTGATCACCAGCAAGCTTTCAATGGAAGCGCGTGAAGTGTTTGACGTAGATCGCGTGAAGAAGGATGGCAATTTCTACGCTTCTGGCAAGCGCATGATGCGTTTCTACACCATTGCATCATTGTTTCTGCAGCCTGACGGCAAGGTTCGCAAGCGCTTGGACACTGACACCATCCCTGGACTGCGCTGGCTGTCACGCAACGTTCTGCACAATGGTCCCTTCCATTTAAAAGGCGGCATTGCACGGTCCAATCTCAATCATCACGTTGCCAAGAACTATATCATTGGCAAGATGGACACACGCAAAGCCAGTGACAGCGGCAAAGTGTTGAGCCATTACCACTTCACGCCAGAACAGGATGAGCAGTTTCGTGGCCATCGCAAGACGTTTCGTCGTTCTGTAGTGGAGGCCATGCAAGTGATTCGCGACATCGTGAAAAATGACTATGTTACAACGGTAAACATGGGCTAAGCTTGCGTAGCTCGCTGGAATTAGTATGTCATCCAATTTGTTTTGGATTTAGCCCATCTTCCAGCGGCAATCACGCATCTTTCAGGGTGTTATCCACTTTGCTGTGGATTTATTGCATCAAGATGCCGTCAGTCACGTCCTTTAACTAGTCATCCAATTTGCTTTGGATTTATGGCTTTAGGACGTGCTACAATTCTTCAAACTTCCTTTAGATCGTTATCCAGCCCACGTTGGATTTAAGGCGTTAGGAAGTACCGTTAGTCACGCCTTTCAAGGGATCAATCAGTTCGCTCTGATTTCAATGTCTCAAGGTGTGCTACCATTCTCCAAACTTCTTTCAGTAAGCCATCCAGGCTAGCCTTGGATTCACGTCTTCAAGAAGTTTCATGAGGCCCCTTGAGGGCCTTTTGTTTTGTAAAGAATTGTTACAGCGCTGGCATGGGAGGCCATTTGCCTGTATTCTTGTTTCACGAGGCGCGACCCTCACCACTGCTTCAACCACCATGCTCAAGCCCCAATCTAAAACTGCTCTGATCAAGAGCTTCATCCACGATGCTGGCAGCAGCATCATCAGCGTGGAATTTACCAAGCTTGATGGCACTGTCCGCAAGCTGCAGTTCAACCCTCGCGACACGCAGGAAGTGAAAGGCACTGGCCACGCCCTGAAGAAGCCCAACATCGTCCGCTGCCGTGATTTTGCAGTTGCTCGTAAAGAAGGTGAAGGCGCATGGCGTTCGTTTGATTGCGAGCGCGTGGTCAAGATTCAAGCCCACGGCACCGTCATCTCATTCTGAATCATGAACTTTGAAACCATTTCCCTTTCCATCACAGCACCCATTCCTCTTGAGAATGGCCTGAGTCCGGCTGTTGTTGGTGCTTGCGATCTCAAAGGCCGTTGCTATTGGGGCAGACTCATCAAAGGCACCTGGCGATGGAGGTACAATCATGAACCTGTTAATGGCAGCACTCATTGGCTTCCTGCCAACACCGCTGCGCTTCCTGCTCGACTCCCTCGCAAATCCAGACCATGACTTCTTATCTCGAAAAAATCGAGGCTGATCGTCAGGCCCAACACAGTGGCACTGACATCCGCCGCAATGGCGCCACCTGGGAAGTGTATTGCTGGGAGCGCGTCACCGAGCTTCAGTACACTTCCTACGCTGTCTCCGAGCAGTTTGCCCACAAATGGGAAGCCGAGCGCTTCCTTTACGCCCTCAAAAACCGCTGATCATGAGACTTGCACCTCCTACTCCCATCGTTCCCACCATCCACCTCAATGGCACTAGTGGCCAGGATTTAAAGGCTGAGTACTATGCCGCCTATGAGGCCATCGAAGCTGCTGTGGAGGCCCTCGCAGCAGCAACCTTGAACGCGAGAGATTATTACGTGCAAAGCGCTGATGCCTATTACGAGGCTCGTGAGCAACGTGCAGAAGCTTTCGACAAGCTCAGGCAAGTGTCTGACTACGTGGAAGGCATGCTCGTAGGCATTATTGACCAGACCAAACCTTTGTAAACTTTTGTTACAACGGGGCCCCTGGGCCCCTTTTAGCTGTATTGTTCTCTCACGAGGCGCGAGCTTCACCATCCCGGTTACAACCATGGCAATCATCAACCACACTGTTGACCAGATCGCTCCAGCCCTCGATTCCTACACTGCTTTTGAAGGGCTCCAGCGCCTTGACTTTAAAGTGGTGCTGCCCAACTCGGCCGAGCCCTTCCCCGTGAACGAGCGCAATGGCTCGCCCCAGCACCTGCTTCGCACGCTTGAAATGCACGGTCTGCTGCATGTGTGTCACCGCTGGTATCTCGATGGACCAGTGGGGAGCGAGTGGACCATTTCCACCATGGTGGGCCCCATCACCGTTCCTGCTGGCACTCGTATTGTTTCGCAAGATGTGCCCTCCTCCATGCGAGCCATTAAAAAGCCAGCCTCCCTCGGCAAACGCATTTGGGATTGATTACGAAATGTAATGACGGGGCCATTAGGCCCCTTTTTGATGTATTCTTCCTTCAACGAGGCGCGAGCTTCCCAACTGGCTTCAACCATGACCGTCATTCTCCATCGCCTCTTTGAGCAAACGCCAGATGGCGTTGTTCGTCACTGCGGCTTCACTGGTCCTTCCCTTGAAGAGGCCCTGCTATGGCAAAAGGAAATGCAGGAATGCTTCCCGCAGAATTGCCACTGGATTACTCCCGTGACTCGCCCAACTACATTTATCCGCTGATCATGGAAACCATTAACATTCTGGCAATTAGCTCAAAAGGCAAGAGCCGCATTGGTAGCAAAATGACCATGGCCATTGTTGAGCAAAACCATCATGACAAAATGTTTGTTGTGATTCCTGGCACTAATCAATGTCGATGGATTAAAAAGGACAACGACCCTGATTTTCGCATTATTGGAGACGACTAATGATTACGATTCGCACTTCTACTGACCTTGGCCCGTATTTTAATATTTCCCATGGTTGTTATCAAGCTGCATCTATTAAGGACATTCTTTTCCATTGTCGCTTAGCAATGGATGATAGTGAAGACATCATTGGCATTTTTCACGATGACACCTGCATTGGTCTGTGGCAAAACGAGCCTGATGTAGATAGCGATGGGGAAGGCGGTTGGGACAGAGGCCCTAATGCCTATGTGCAATACCGGCCTGATGGCTCCAGCCCTAAGCTGTTCAAAATCCTCTGTGAGGCCCTCCAGTGAGCGTTCTTTCCATTCTTGATTGGTCCATTAACCCTGATAGCGACGTGCTAGGCGTCAAAGCCACTGTTGACCATTTCACCGTCAACTCTTGGCATTGGGACCACAGTGATTATGCAGAAGAGTATGGTCGTGCCGTATGCAAGGCTGCAATCCTGCTGGCGGAGCCCAGTGACTGGCCCTCCACTGAAGAGGAGCAGATAGACTTCCTAAATGCTTACGAGCCTTACTGGCTGCTTGTGGAGGACGCATGAGCACCAATTATTATTTGCATGCCCCTGAATCCTACCGTTGGGGAGCAGTTGAACATTTAGGCAAAAGTTCACAAGGATGGTGCTTTGGCTTGCATGTTTATCCAGAAGAAGGACTAAACAATTGGACCACCATGTGGGAATACGTTCAAGAACTGGTTTATGAGTTTAATTACACAATACGGGATGAATATGGAAAGATTATTAATCCTGGTGAATTCTTTACTGTTGCGTGGGATAGGGATGTGAATTCTCGTAGGCACGAGCTTGATGATCGCTGTATTGGCCATGGTAATGGTCCGTTTGATTATATTATTGGAGACTTCTCGTGATTATCATTGATTTCTTTTCTGAAACATGTTGCAAAGGCACGGAAATCGTGGAGGGATGGTATTGGTATGAGGACGATGGGGAAGGCATGGGAGGCCCATTTGATGACGAAGAAGATGCCACTCTTGCTGCAGAGCTTGGTGAAACCTGCAGGCCACATGAAGACTGGACTTTCCCCTTGAAACGCTGAGGGACTTGCTGGAAAGCGGTAAGGACTTGCTGATATGCGGTAAGGACTTGCCAGGAAACGGTAAGGACTTGCCGGAAAGCGGTAAGGACTCGCTGAAACGCGGTATAGAGCGCTCAAAACCGCTGGGGACTGGCGAGAATGCGGTATATAGCGCTAGCGCTGAAATTCAAGAAGGGCTAAATGAGCCATTTTCTAGTACAAATGTACTACCGATAGTACAAATGTACTACTGGCCAAAATAGTACAAATGTACTATAAGTCCAGCTTATTAATGAGGGCTGAATGATAAGCTCAGCTTATATTATAAGCCTGGCTTATGGTTTGAATTCTTTACCATTAGAAAACCTGATAGGTATATTTTGGCTCAGATCTGCGCCGTTAAATCTACCTAACTTGTTCGCCCTTAGGTGTTGGCTACCGGCGCGTCGCTATTCAAGGTAAACCGCGCGTCGCTAAATATAGCTAACCGCGTCGCCCTATTTAATTGTTTCAATATATTAAGATTTTTGGCCCGCCTCTCGCTGGTGGTGACCAATGGGGGATCATGGGCGAGACACCGGCAGGCCGAACGCGTCGCCGGTGTCAAGTTCTTCTCTTTAATCCCTCCGCTCTGCTCTCCATGCTCTCCGCTCTCCATGCTCTCCAGGGTGTCGAGGCCCTCGCCCTCGCTGCCGCCCGCATCTGGGCCGCCGCCGGTGAACTTCTCACCGCCGGAGCGATCCTATGGGCCCTTGATGCCCTCGCCCGATCCATCCGCATCGCCTATTCCATGGGCCGCATTGCGGGCCGCCTGCTGTGGCCGGTTCTCCATGCCCTCGCGGCTGGTGGCCGGTGGTTCGCCTCCCATATTGATTGGCCCACCGTGGCCGCCGTGGTGATTGATTGTCTCAAGGCCTTAGCCGTGCTCTGTTGGCTGGTGGTGGTCGAGGGCCGCCGCCTTCTCTTCTCCGCCTCCGCCGCCATGGGCCGCCGTTACGCTGCCGCCCTCGCCTCCGCTCCCTCCGCCTCGCCGGTGGTGGCTCCCTCGCTGCCGGTGGTGGTGGCCTCCGCTCCCTCCGCTCCCTCCGCTCCCTCCGCTCCCTCCGCTCCCTCCGCTCCCTTCGCTCCGCCCATCGCCCACCCTCTCGCTGTGGTGGCCGCCTCGCTTGAGGCCCTCACTTGTAAGGAGCTCCGGGCCCTCACCGGCACCCGCCGGAAACTACCTAAGGCCTCGCTGGTGGCCCTCGCCCTCGCCCTTGCTTAATTGTAAAGAATTGTAACCATGGGGGCCGCCCGTGCTGGTGGCCTCCCTCGCCTGTGCCATGCTCTCCATGCCGGAGCGATCCGGCCCAACCGTCAACCGCTGCCCCGCTCTCCATGGCCTCCGCCCTCGCCTCCGCTCCCTTCGCCCTCTCCCGCGATGATCGCTCCGCCTTCCGCTCCGCTGATGCTCCGGCCAAGGCCCACCTCGCCCGGTTCGGCCTGACCTTGGACGGGCTCCTCACCGTGGGGGCCTCCAATGCCAAGCTTGCCAAGGGCTCCGCCCTCGCCCGTGCTGTGATCCTTCACCACCTACCGGCCCGCTCCCTTTCTCAAGCCGTCTATGGGGCCGCCGCAGGGCCCACCGCCCCTCGCTCTCGCATTGACGGGCTCGAAGCTCTCGCGATCCGCAATGAGATCGGCGGACTAGTGGGGGCCCATGATGGTTGCCCATGGGCCTCTGCCGGTTGTCGCTCTGGATGCCTCGCATGGGCGGGCCATGGGGGCATCTCCACTACGGTCGCATCCTGCAGGGCCCGCCGAACCATGGCCTTTATTTACAATCCGGGTGGTTATGCTGTGGCTGTGCTGTGGGCGATTGCCCGCGAATATAAGAAGGCCCAGGCCCAGGGCCTCCCCCTCGCGGTTCGCCTCCGTGGCACTGATGATCTCCCATGGCATGATCTGCGGTTCACTCTCTACGCTGACGAGGCCCGGGCCATGGCCCACCGTTACGGGCTGCCGGTAGCGCCGGGCCTTGGAACTACCATTCCAGAGGCCCTCGCCCTAGTCCCCGGCTTGGAGCCCTACGAATACAGCAAGGCGCCCCTAGAGGGCCCCTATGGGCTCAGAGCACAACGGGCCGCCGGAGTTGACACCACCGCCTCCCTTGCTGCTGATCGCCCTCAAGGCCTCGCCCGTAGCCTTGAGGCCGTGGCTGCAGGGTTCCGCCTAGCAGTGCCTGCAGGGTTCCCCAAGAGTTGGGAGCTCCCCTCTGGTCTCCTTCTCCGGGCCGATAGCCTCTCTCCCGTAGTTCGCCTCGCCTGCCTCGATGGGGATGTGACGGATCATCGCTGGAACGATCCGCAAGGGCCGCAGGGCCTGGTTTGGGATGGCGTGGCTGTGATCTTGCGCACCAAACGCAGCGCTGGTGCTGGTGCCGCCTCCAAGGCCTTCTCCCTCTCGCCCGTGGTGGGAGAGTGGCAGGCCCTCGCTGGTGGTGGCTTCGCCCAGTGGGAGGCCTGATCAGTGGGGCCTTCTCACTTTTCCGGAACGCGTAGGATTGTCCGCCTCGCCCTTCTCCGCTCTCCTCGCTGTGCTCCACTGGTGGGCGGTTACCGCCTCAAGGTGTGGCCTTCTCGCTCCGTGGGTCATCGTGATTCGCGGTCTCTCCTCCTCCGCCTCCCTGGTGGCCGCCTTCTCCGCCTTCTTTATCGCACCGCTACAACCACAGCCGTCAAGATCCGCCGCCTAGGGCTGGTGGACTAGCTGCTCCACTTGGGCCCTTGAGGGCCCCTCTCCCTCTCCTCTCCTCTGCTCTCTTCTCCATGGCCTCCGCTGCTCCCTTCTCTCCTCTCGCCTCCCGTGGTTCGGCGCTCCGCTCCGTTGGCCTCTCGCCCCATATCCTGCCGCCCTCGCCTTACCGCCTCCACGATGATGCTTCCGCCCATCGCCTCGCCTCTCCCGTGGCTGATCTGCTCGCCCAACGATGGGCCTCCGTTGTGATCCGCCTAGGGCCTGACGCATTCAACGACTGGGCAGATAGGGCCCTGCCGGAGCTTGTGGCTACTAGTGGGGCCCTTGCTACGCTTCGCTGGCTACTAGCAGAGGGGCCCTGCGATGATTAACTTTTGTAACGATGGGGCCGCTAGTGGTTGACACTCTCGCCCTAGGGTTCATAATGGCCACAAGCCCGGAGCGATCCGGGCCGCCCTCCGCTCCCCTCCCCTCTCAAGCCATGCTCTCTCTCTTCTCTCGCTTCCCCGGCCGCTGCTCCGCTCTGCTGGTCACCCTCACCGGCTCCGCCCTACTGTGGTTTGTGGTTGATCTACAAGCTCAGGACCGCGCTCTTCTCCGGGCCTGTCAAGCCGGGCCCGATCCAGCCTCTTGTATGGTTCGCCTCTACGGTCGCTGATCGCCCTAGGGCCCTCCCTGGGCCCTCTCCCTCTCCCTCTCCCCTCCGCTCCCTCTCCCTTGAAGCTAGTCAACCGCGCCGCCGTGATTAAAGCCTACCTAGAACTCTTGAGTGATAACCTAGCATCCTGCAATGATGCCGAATTGATCGATCTCATCGAGAATTATATGGGCGAACCATGGGAGCTTATCAAACCCCGATGGTTCAATAGTTGATTGTAGGCTGTGCTGATTGTTTAGGGCCTCCCGTAGCGGGGGCCTTTTGTTTTAGTTAGTTGGGGGATATTCTCTAATCCCGACCCCCATGGTAGGGATTAATTAACGCCTAACGGTTAGCATAAAGAAAGGGGCCCCAATTAGGGCCCCATTTTTGTTAGTTACTCATTGTCTAGTTTACTTAACTTATCGAGTAGGATGTGGCACCGCTTGATTGTGTCTTGAATGTCGCGGTTGAGTTCATCATCCCGCCGCTTGAGTTCTTCTAATTGAGCCTTAAAGAGGTTAGCTATAGTGCCCATAGGATTGTAGGGGGTGGTTTGTGATACGAACTGGTCGCCCAGTCCGCACCCTATCTTACACTAACTGCGCACGGTGTCAAGTATATTTAACAATTCTTAATATAAGATATCCTGATCGTTCCCATAAACGATCCTTGTCTGATCGTGATCCGTATCCGTATGGCGCAGTAACCCGGATCCGTATCCGCATCCAGCGGGGCCTATCCCCCAAAAAATACGACACCATTTTTCATCCGGTTTTTACCCTGTCCGTAAATATACCACCACGTTCGTAAATTGTCAATAAATGGTCGCAAAACTAGTCGCGGCTGCGCGAACGGTCGAGCATGGACGATGGGGAGTGAGCGCATTACGACTGTTCGAGAATATCGAGATTCTCAATAACTGTCACTTATCGGGATTCTCAATAATCGCCTGCCTTTTGCCATTGTATTCCAGGGCTCATCGCGCAGGTAGCTCCCAAGAGCGTCGTAGCTTGAGCCCTTTCTTCTTTTAAAATTCTCTTTTTCTCTTCTCCCCGTGTGCGAGCACAGTTTCAGCGACTTTATGCTCTCGCAAGAATAATTGAAAAGGAGATGAGGGGAAGGGAGCCTAGTGGTCGTAGTCGCTTGAGGCTCTTCTCGAAGGCTCCCTTGGCGGAAAGGCTAAAGGAAGAAGGAGAAGAGCCGCTTGGGAAGGATCGCTTGGGGCTCCCGGTCGTAGCGGCTCAAGAGGCAGCCGTTTTGAGCGTGTGCATCGCCTATACCTATCGTATTTTTCAATCTCATGAGACGTGAATGAGACTCAAATGAGACACCAGTCATAGTCTCAATCCGCGAAACCATTATTAGCAAATTTACATATTTTCTTAACAATTTCCTTAGTGGGTGGTCATGGTATGATTTCTGCGCCTTACAGCCACATCATGGACCAAAGCTTTAATCAGTTCAGCAAAGTTGTCAACAGGCACGTGCTGGGCAATCAAGATGAATTCAATCGCCTAAAGGACAAGCTAAAAATGTGCGAGCATGCCGTTGGCAAGTCAGGCGCAGCGGCTCTTGGCTATCTCATAGCAATGGAGGAAATGAAAGGGCTTAAGAGCGAGGCCGGAATTTCCGTCTACGACAAAGTGCTGGAAGTAGTGGATGGCTTGATTACTTGCAATGGGCAACATTTTGCAGAAAGCGCCTGCGACGAAATTTTTACAATTATCTACGAATGGTTGGATAAAGAATTGGAATCATCAATGGGACAATATAAATTACCAGCAGAACGCAGTAGTCGTAATGTCATGCGACAAGACATTGAAAAGCTTTTCAGGAAATATGTTGTGCAAGAGTAGTTATTGTTACAACAATTCTTTCCCCATTGTCTCTAGCGTGTACAACGTTAGGGGCTTTCTTGTGTGGAGTGATTTGCCGGAACCATTCATGGTAGAAACCATCAAAATTTGGCCTGTCCATTCCAGGCCCGAGTTTAAATGGTTCATGGCTTATGGCGGCAAGCCTTTTTACTTCCAAACGAAGGCTGCAGCGGTTTTATTTGCCAAGGAAATGCTAGGGTGATGCCGTTGATCGTTGGGGGCCAAGGGCCCCTTTTGTTGTCTCATGAATCTCAAGGAAGACCAAAAGCAAGACAAGATTGCTCGTACTGGACGTGTAGAAAGTTGGATTAATGCCGCTGAAGGCAGGCTCCCCGTATCTTGTACGGTATTCTCAGTGAAGGACTCAATGGAGGGCGACGATGGCATTGAAGCAAGTTGGCGCTTTGTTAGTCACGGGCTGCGTTATGGGGCTGGCGTGGCGGTACATTTGTCTGAACTGCGTGGCAAAGGTGCTGAAAATGATAAAGGACTAGTGGCAAGTGGTCCTATTAGCTTTGGCAAGATTTATTCCGCACTAAATGAAATTTTACGTCGCGGCGGATTGTACAAAAACGGTGCTGTAGTGTTACATATTGACTATCAGCACCCTGATGCCATTGATTTCATCAAAGCATCGCGAAAAGAACTTCCATGGGTGAAGCGTTGTTTAAATGTTGATGAGAATTTCCTGGATGATATTGAACCCTCCTATTTGGAAGCCGTGTTACAGGCCATTTCTGCAGGAGACTTATGGCTGAACAAAATTCGCTACAACGATAAAGGCGAACGCATTCGCGCTAATGTCTGCCTGGAAGTGTACCTTCCCCATAGAGGCACTTGCCTTCTGCAACATGTCAACTTGGGCGCTTGCTCCATTGAAGAAGTGGAGGGGGCATTCTTCCAGGGAATGAGCGAACTCTGTTCTCTCCATAGCAAAACGGGCGTGGGCGACACTGGCGAATATCTTTCTCCCGATGAGGATAAGCAAGTTGGACTTGGCCTGCTTGGTTTAGCTAATTTTCTTTCCATCCATGGCATCTCCTATGCTGACTTCGGACAAGCACTAAAAGCGTGGAATGATGGCAAGCCTCCAAAACGTACAGTCGCCTACGAAGCGGCCTTGGCAATTCAAAAAGGCATTGATTCAGCAGCGCAAGTGGCTAGAAACTATTCCATGGAGCGTGCCTTCGCCATTGCTCCCACTGCCTCGTGTTCATATCGCTATGCAGATAGCAAAGGTTTCACCACAGCCCCTGAAATTGCGCCTCCCATCGCTCGGGAAGTGGACCGGGATAGTGGTACATTCGGCGTGGAGAGCTTTAACTATGGGCCTGTAGAAACTGCTTCGGAAGTGGGCTGGGAAGCCTATAAGCTTGTAGCCGATGAACTAGTAAGGATGTATCAAGCCACTGGATTGTTCCATGGTTATTCATTCAATTCATGGTCAGACATCGTTACTTATGATCGTGAGTTTCTGCAAGATTGGCTAGACTGTCCTCAGACAAGCCTCTATTATTCCCTGCAAGTCCTCCCAGACACGCAGCGGAAGGATGATGCCTACGCGGCATTAGATGATGACTTCAAGAGCATGTTTGGACTCAGTGATGCTGAGTCCTTAGACGATGCTGTTTGTGAAGTTGAGGCAAACTTTTGCACTAGCTGTTCTGAATGACAGTTCATTCCACATCGATGATTGATAGGGCCGCAATTGCGGCCTTTTGCTTCTTTTTTCTGTTTCTTTCTATTACTTTCCTACCAGAAAACAATGACCATAGCAACGATTAAAAACTCCCCTTACATTTCGATGATTTCCAAGAAGCGGCCCTGGCAGGCCGTGCCAATTGAGGCTGGAAAGCTTGTCGAAGGTAGTGAAGAGACGTTGTTCCGTGCACTGGCGCTGCGGCATCTTGAGCTGCCAGTGAAGGATTTTCTTGAGCAGGGACTAGAGCGTGATTTGCCTTCTACGCTGGGCGTGGTAGAGGCCCTAAGGCACAATCAGGAAGATGAGCAGCGTCATGATGAGGCCCTCAACTACATGGCTGCTGCCCATGGCACTGATACCAAGGCAGAAGCCGAAGTGATGAACATTCTGCAGGTATGGCAGGACCATCCTGCCCATCCAATTTTGAAGGCAGCCATTCTTGAGCGTTCATTGTTCTTTGTGATCTTGCCCTTTTTCCGTTTCAATGGTGACGTGGGCATCCGCACGGTTTCAGCCGATATTTCCAGGGATGAGATCACTCATGTGGGAGTCCATTCGTTGGTTGCAAAAGAACTTAATGAGACTGCCGGAGAAAGCTTGAACAAGCTTCGTAAGGCTACGGCATTGTGGATTTTCGACAGGCTTGATAACCATGACAACAAATGGCTGAACAAAGACTTCTGGCTACGTCAATCGGACAATTTGTTCGAGAAAGGCAAGGCAGAAGAGCTTAACGACACTGCTCGCAGCCGTATGCCAGCTTTTTTCGAGAGTTCCAACGTAAATCTCCCGGCTTACGGCCAAGTTTGACGCTACACTGATTTCGTAACACCCCCTAAGCCTCTCAACGATGCTCAAACCTGGGGGTCACTGGATCTGAAGTGTTGGCACACGCTAGGCTCATAGCCTAGAATTCCGGGTTCAATTCCCGGCAGTCCCCATTATTTCTTTCTCTTGATGGCAAAGTCGGACCAATATTTCGCTCGTCGCAGTGCGTGGGTGTGGTTTAAGCAGGGTCTGAACGTACCAAGCCAATGGGAATCAGGATTTACTGCCATTGCAGAACCTTCCCCTGGTTTCTACCGTTTGGAGCACCGCGAGTATCGCACTGAAATATTGCCCTATTGGCGTATTTCCTTTTCTAAGCCTGAGGATTTTGCCAAGGGGCCGCCTATTGAGGCTGATGCTGAATGGCGCTATGCTCCTAACTAAGCATCTTTCCCCATGGCCAATTTATTCTTAACGGCTGATACGCATTTTGGCCACGCTGGAATGTGTCAATTCCTTAATGCAGATGGCAGCAAGGTAAGACCGTGGGACAACGTAGGGGAGATGGATGAAGCATTGGTAGAGCAATGGAATAAAACGGTACGGCCCAAAGACAAGGTGTACCATTTAGGAGACGTGGTGATCAATAGGAAAGCCCTCTCCACTCTTGATCGTCTTAACGGAGATTTAGTGTTGATTAAAGGTAACCATGATATTTTTAAACTGTCTGACTACACCAAGTATTTCCGTGACATCCGCGCCTACCACATCCTTGATCGCATTTGCTTGTCTCACATTCCTCAGCATCCTGATTCCATTGCTCGCTTTAGGGGCAACGTCCATGGCCATTTACATGCGGGACAAGTGATGCTTGATGGGCAAATTGACACACGCTACAAGTGCGTTTGTGTTGAACAGACTAACTATGCTCCGATAGCATGGGAGCAGGTGAGAACATTTTTTAACTGATTCCATTCGCCATTCGCGAATCATGAACGAACGTCGAACGTGGAATAATCCCACTCGTGAACCGTGGAATCCAGTGATTCATCAACTTTTACGTGCTGTTGACCATCACAACGAAGCATTTTTTAAAGATGGTAAACAATGGCATATAGAAAAAGCTGCAATGCTTAGACAATATGTCAGAGAGCTAAAGGAATGGATTCAAGAAGAAGAAAGCGTAAATGAATGAAAAAGAAGCAGCAACTATTGCTTATGCGCGAACTATTGCATAATTTTGAGCAAGGTTAGAGCGCATTAGCTCGCAAACTGGTGCGGCCAGTCCCTTGCATCGTTTCACCATTGCCTAAAGGGGCCTGAACCCTGAAGAAATGGTTATTAACCAGTGGCCACTGGGCTCCTGCAGAAGCTTTAGAAGCTTAGCACGTCTGTTCACAAATCAAAACATTTGCACTCTTGACAGGCAGGATCTTGCTGGCAACGCTGGTCCCACCATTGCTCTCGCTGATCGTTTTCATTCAGGGCGTAATATTTTTCCATCAATCGCCTGTACTCCCCATTGGCCTGATTCATTTGCTCACTTTGCAAACCATACACCCGTCCAACTTTCTGCATTTTGTAGGCAGCTTCAATGGCCTGATTAAAAGCTTTTTCAGTGGCTAGCGAAAGCATGGTGATTGGTTCGCAAGTTTGAACAGTCTACTCATTTGCCCCTCGCTGAACCTTCATCGCTTGTGTGAGTTTCCTCAAACGAGGGAGGAGCGATGGCTGGTAGAAATGGTCAGCCGCCAGTAGTTGCAACGCCATTTGCTTGTTACCTTCTAGCAGTGCCAGGAGAAATACTGCCTCCTTCTGTGATAAATGGAAATTGCCCACTAGTAATGAATGCCTATTTTTTCCAACAATACTACATGCTAGTTAGCGAATCAGACTATCAATCCAATTAAGGTCATCGTCTTTCGAGGCTTGAAGAATTGCTGCCGCGAGAGCAAATGCATAGTCATCCACACCTACTTCCTTACCACCGCTAATTGACCACTGTCCAGAAGCTTTGTATATCACGCTTAGATTTTTAAGCTGCTTGATTGCTTTTTCATGATTGTAAATATCCACTAGTCCAGCATTAAACAATTCCTTCATCTTGCTAAATGCCTTCATCTTGCTACTGACAGACCAAGTGAGTTCCTCAATGGGAAAATCAGCAGCGAGGGATTGAATGGTGGCAGAACTATTATATTGGTCAAGGACAATACTGTCAAAATTATAAAGTTTATGGTGTTCTCGTATCCAGTCTTCTACGGCCTGAATACTCACTTCCTTTTTCCCATTGATCTCAAAATCTGCAAGGAATGTATGGAACTTATCAACCACTAGCGTTTCTCCATCAAAATGCACAATACATGCTGTGTAGTCATCTCGTCCCACACCACCACGCGCAGGGTCAAGAGCTAGCACGTACTTGCCATGGAAATTCACTGATGGTGGCAGCAGGCTACGGTGTTTGTTAATGGCGGCATCTACCACTTCAGAAGCCAGCAATGCTGACATATTGCGAGCAAACTGTGCTCCATATTCAATCATGAACTTATCTGGATCACGCTTACGCTCTGCTTGCATGAAAGAGCAGTCGTAAGGCAGTTCAGGGTTCATCTCCCACGTGGGAGTGTTTACTGGCTGCATGAAGGGAAATTCCCCGCTAGTAGCTTCGCAGAAGTGCTGGTAGAACAAGCCATCAGTCAGCCATGGAGAGGAGAGTTCCAGAATGCGACCATGATTGCCGAATTGGGCAATGGATGGTGATAGCGCGTCGTAGATAGCTTTAGCGCCAGCATTGGCATCACCTTCTTGGCTGAAGGCAAGCTCGTCCATGATGATGGCAGCCACTGCTCTACCACGAGATGCACGAGCACTACTGGAGATGGCCCTAAACACACAGCCATTACTAATTTCAAGCGTGTCAGTGGTTTCCCTTACAATCTCTTGAGCAAAGGGACTTTCAACAATCAAGCCACGAATGGTATTGAGGGCAATCTTTGCCTGGTCAATGCCGTTAGCAATGGTGCAAATGTACCAACTCTCTCCTTTGCGAATCTTGCGTTTGTACTTTTCCTCTAGAACGAAGCAAATGTAGGTGCAGGCAACTGCTGCCATAAGCGTCTTGCCAGAGCGTCGGCCAAGAGCCCACACTGCATGCGTCTTGCCCCCATGAAAAAACTCGTCAAGAATGTCAGCTTGTTTTTCCCATAACGGAAGCTTTAGCGCATGTCGCGCAAAGTCCGAACATTTAATTACTGCCATTGAGAGCGCTCATCGGCATCAACACCGTTTTAGGAACAAAATATGCTGGTCTTCCGCCAGCAGGATCGGACCAATATTCTTGTTTCATTGCATCCTTGCCGCGAATCCAGCCATGAATGACAGTTTTCTTGTCTTGAATGGTGACAAGAACAAATTTCTTATTGGGACTTTCGTTCTTTTGCACAATCAAATCATAACTATGGCGGCTGCGTGTTTTCACGTCAATATCAGGCAAGTCGCAGGAACCACGCTTCGCCTCGGTGTCCTGATAGAGACAATCCTTGAGGCCAAGATAGCTTGCGACTGCCATCTCGCCTGCAGCACCCAACAGGTGAATAGTGAGAGCCATTGCTCCCGTTGCCGCCCCTCCATTGCGACCTTTGAGTCCTTTTATTTCGTTGACGGCCTGCCTGCGGAAGGCTTCCCTGCAAGCTGCTTCGCGCTCTTCCTCTGTAAAAACGAAGTCAATGGGGAGACTTGGGGCCATAATGTGGAGGCGTCAGAGCCACTATACCCACTGTTAGCATAGAAACAACCCCACAATAGAGAAATGGCTGAGGAAATTGTTGACTTAGGGCATGCCACTGAAGCTGGACTGCGAAACGACGGCCTTGCCAATGCTCTGACTGGCATGGGAAGCGGCAGGGATAAGAGCCAATACACCTATACCAAGCCCATCACCTTCCTCATGCAGGAAGAACTGGAAGGACTCTATGGAGAATGGTTGCCACGTCGCATCATCGACATCTATGCAGAGCAAGCCACGCGCAAAGGCTTCAAGGTGTTGTTTGGCGGCGAAGGCGCTAAGGCGGAAGAAGTGGTAGGCGTGGAGCAAGTGATTGAAGATTTGTACATTCTTGAAAGCTTGATGCTGGCATCCAAGAACTCTCGCCTTTATGGAGGTGCAGTTATCCTGATGTACATCGACGATGGTCGTCCAGCCAACGAGCCAGTAGATAAGAACAATATCCGCACGGTTGAAGGCTTAGAAGTGTTAGATAGGTATCAAATTGCGCCGGTAATCAATGAAGCAAACATCTATGATTATTCCAAGGCAACATATTATCAAATTATTTCTGGCGACCTCATTCGCCAACCGCAGCTAACTTACATCCATAAAGATAGAATTTTGCGCTTTGACGGTGATTGGCTTCCCTACCGCATTAGGCAGAGGAACTATGGGTGGGGACTAAGTAATTTGCAGGTGATTTATGATAGCTTCCGTCATTATTGGACTGGCTTGAATTCTGCTGCTACTCTCCTCACTGAGTTTGATATTTTTGTTCACAAGATTCGCGGGCTGGCCTCAATGCTTGCTGCTGGCAAGGAAGGTCAAGTGAGAGATCGCTTGGTGCTAAATGATATGAGCAAGAGTGTATATCGTGGATATGCAATTGATGCGGAAAAAGAAGAGCTGAGTTTTGAAAGTCGCAATCTGGGTGGCATTGGAGAAATCCTTGAGAAGCTACGAGTTGACATTATTGGTGCCTCAAAGATTCCTCATACTTTGCTATTTGGCGAGAGCCCTGGTGGCCTTGGCTCCACTGGTCGCAGCGAAGAGCGTGACTTTGCCAAGACGCTTGCCGATTATCAAACGGCAGTATTTAAGCGCCCGCTCAAGCAGCTCATGGAATACATCTTGCTTAGCAAGACTGGCCCAACTAATGGACGACTGCCTGAATCATGGCGCATCCATTTCAACGACTTGTACGAACTGAACGAGCGCGAGAAAGCTGACGTGCGGGCTCGCGTGGCAGCCGTTGACGGTCGCTACATTCAACTGGGCGTTCTTCATCCGCAAGAAGTGGCTGATGCTCGTTACGGCGGCAGCGAGTGGTCAATGGAACTCACTCTCGACCCATCGCTTCCTCGTGAACTGCCCATCCAGGGGCAGAGCAAAGGACAGAGTGGAATGGCGGTGCCCCCTGGCGGGCGCGACCCCCTCGACCAAACATCTGGCAGTTTGCCAATGGATGGCAGCCGCAATGCTGCTGATAGCGTTGGTCCCTATCTTTACAGCAATACAACAGTTCACGAACAAAATTTAATTCTTGAAGAAGATTCTTTTTCAGACCAGGAACTGCATCAGCAAGCAGTGGCCGCTGCAAAAGGAAGATTTACTGTCTATCCATCTGCCTATGCAGGCGCTTACATTGCTCAGAAATATAAAGATTTGTATAAGCGCAAGCATGGTTCAATGAAAGGTGCTTTCAAGGGAAAGAAAGAGGCAATGGTCATGCCCAAGAATGATGCAGTGGAGGCCATGAAAGTCTCTGGCCTGCTCTTGAATGATTATGACGAGGCCGCCCTAGTCAATCAATCAGACATCGATGCCGCTTTGAACGAATGGAAAGTGGAAGCACCTACACGTTTTAAGGACATTCTGGAGGCCACTAATGTTGAGCCTTGACAATCTTGCGTCTTTCAGTGATGTGGTAATGTCCACCAGAATGGACGCTAATTGGTCTTATGACCCTGTTGGTGGACGTTATCGAGGAGAGAATGGTCGTTTCCTTAGTCAAAAAGCCATTGAAGCTCTCATCGATGGGCGGGTTACTAATTTATCCACAATGCTTAAAGACTACACAAGGCGACTTTCTGATGGTTCCATCACCGTTGATCAATGGCAAGGTAGCGTCCGTGAAGCTATCAAAATGGCACATATTCAAGCTTCAGTGCTGGGTCAAGGTGGACGTGATGCAATGTCGGCTTCGGACTATGGCCGCATTGGTCAAAAGCTTCGTCAAGAATACCGTTATCTCGAACGTTTTGTTCGGGATATGCTTAATGGGGCTGTGTCTAGCGCCCACGCTCTTAATCGTATTGGCCTATATGCTGAAAGCGTTCGTAGCTCTTACTGGGAAGGAACTACGGTTCGTCAGGAGCAGCAAGGATATTCCCTCATGCGACGAATCTTGGATGGCCAAGCTGTTCACTGTGAGGATTGCATTGGCTACGCACAACGTGGAATAGTGCCCATTGGCAGTCTTCCCATGCCGGGGCAACGATGCGAGTGTCGCGCACGATGCAAATGTTCCATTGAATATCTTCGGCAGCAAGCACCAGATGTGCCCGTGTAGAGAATTGCCACTATCATCGGACTAATTCCGATTTTCCTGTGGCACGAATACTTTACTGTGGCGATGTGGGATGCCAAACTGGCTTTGGCCGCGTTGCTGAATATTTGATTCCTGCACTGGCCAAGGAGCATGAAGTGCATGCTCTAGCGGTCAACTATGGGGGCGACCCCAATCCAATGCAGCAGGTGTGTCAAATGTATCCAGCCATGGCTTATGGTTCTGATCCATTTGGCTCCCATCGCATTTCAGAATTGGTGCAACGCATCAACCCTGACTTGGTATGGGTGACTAATGATTTCTGGATTGGCATCAACCTCTGGAATCACATTAAAGAACTGAAAGAGAAGAGCGCATTTAAATTCTTTTGCTACACGCCAATTGACTCCTACGGCATCTACCCAGAGACAATGCCACCTGCCCAGGAATGGGACGGTCTAGCCACTTACACACAATTTGGCAAGCAGGAGCTGCAAAAAGCTGGTTACGAAAAGCATATTGATGTGGTGGGCCATGGCACTGACTTCTCAAAGTTCTTTCCATTGGACCAGAAGGAATGCAGGCAGGCATTGGGCGTACCAGAGGATACTTTCATCGTCTTCAATGGCAATAGGAATCAGCCGCGTAAGCGGATTGACTTGACGATCAAAGGCTTCATCCAATTCGCTCTCGATAAGCCAGATGCTCGCCTGTGGCTACACATGGGGCAGAAAGACATGGGCTGGGATTTGGTGCCGTTGTTCAAGCGCGTGGCTCGTGACATGGGCTACGACAGCACTGGCAAACTCATCCTTACCAATCCAGCATTTTCCACTGAGAACTGCCTCCCCATTGAGCAGCTTAATCAAGTGTATAACGCTGTAGACATTGGCGTGAACACTTGTATTGGCGAGGGATGGGGCTTGGTCAATACAGAGCATGCTGCCACTGGCGTGGCGCAATTGGTGCCAGACCATACGAGCCTGCGGGAAATTTTTCATGACGTGCCTCGCATTCCCATTGAAGGCTGGGAAGTTGATAGGAACTATGGTTTGGACAGAGGGCAGCCATCGCCAAATGAGTTGGCCAAGCTTCTCACGAAATATTACGAGGATCGTAAATTGCTTGCTTCAATGGGACAACGGTGTTATGAACGTGTGCATGACACAGAACTCACTTGGCCTGCTGTCACAAGCAAGATGGAAGCAATTGTGAAAAGACTGCTTGCTGTGCCGCCCGAGAAAGAATTCAAAGGCTTTGGTACTCCCACGAGGATTGATTGATCATGGAAATTTCACAAATCTTTTTAAGCGACGACAAGGACGCGCAGTTGTCACCATTTCTGGAGATGGCGACTGGCAGTGTTAAGGCAGCATTCCCCGAGGCTAATCACACCATCTACACCAATGAAACTCTTCGTCAATTTATTGTTGACAATTACGACTCTGCTGTGGTTTGGGCTTACGATTCACTTGTTCCCTATTCATATAAAGCAGACCTCGGACGATTCTGCCTCTTGAACACTCTTGGCGGCTGGTATTTTGATATTGCCATCAGAGTGGTAAATCCAGTGAGTGTTGGAGATCGCATTGAATTTCTTGCCTTCCGTGATATTCAACGGTTTTCCTATACCAGTTGGGCATGTGCCACCACGGTGCTTTACTCAAAGCCAAGCAATATTGTATTGCAAACCGCAATTGATATGATTATTAATAATTGCGAGGAGCAATATTATGGTATCACGCCATTGTGTCCCACTGGTCCAACTCTCTTGGGAGCTGCATTAGCCGCAAATGGAGGCAATGCAAATGATGTGTTTGGTGATTATTTAGAGCTAACGCCCACGCATGAGCAGAAAAATCGTGCCTTCGTGCTACCTGATGGCACAATCATGGCATGGAGCAAGCCTTCTGGAGGCGGTGATCTCACGCAACTAGGGGCAAAAGGCACCAACAATTACAACGAACTATGGGCAGCCAGGAAGGTGTATGCAACCATCTGAGCTGTCAATGTTTGCGGTGTGCATGAAAGACACGCTGCCTCGTTTCTCATCCAGCACCAATTTACAAATCATCGTTGCCAATGCGTGTGATTTGACGGAAACAGAAAAATCAGCTTGCTTAAAAGAGGGCAAATTGCTGGACAACTCGGGCAACAATATTTCAACTTTGAATCCATGGTGGGGAGAATTGACTGCCGTGTACTGGCTACTTAAGAATGATTTCTCCCCATTGATTGGCAACTGTCAGTACAGACGCTATTGGGATGAAGAGGCCATCGCAGCCGCAAATCGTTCAGTGCTATACACTTCCGAGCCCTGCACTTTCGGCTGGTCCCTGGCACAACAGTTTCGAGGCGGCCATTCGTTTCCAGGCGTCGAAATGACAATGGACATGGCAGTAAAGGGAAAGCTGCCGTTCACGGCGTCTGAGATGGCAGCCACATGGAATCAGCACCAATTCCAAGGGGGGCCAATGCTGTTCGGCCCTAGAACATCATACGAGCGCGTGATGAATGTTTTGTTTGACTGCCTATGGCCAGTGTGGGATGAGTACAAGGAACAAATCATGACGCTACAGGGATATGACAAGCGTGCAATGGCATTCCTCAGCGAACGTTTTTTATCGGGCATTGTTTTGTACAAAGAGAAATTCTTTGGTAACATGCCAATGAGTTGTGCCCCACTGGGCTTTATTGACTGACAATGATCAAAACCATTCTGGATCTTGGCACTCAGCCGCTGGTAAACAATCTGTGCAACAGCGAACAAGAGGCAATGGAGGCAGAACAGTTTCCCTTGAGAGCCATTGTTGAGGAAGATCTAACCATTCATTTGGACTATGCAGTGGATCCAGAGATTCTATATAAACACTACCTCTACAGAAGCGGAGTAAGCCAGCCATACGTTGACCATTGTGAGGCAATGTATAAAAGTCTTTCGCATCTTAATTTGTCCACTGTTATTGACATTGGCGGCAATGATGGAACCTTATTAAATACCTTCCGTCAAACAGCAATTGGTCACGATTTCTGGAGTGGAACCAAGCCCGAGCGCTTTATCAATGTAGACATGGGGCATAATTTTAAAGAAGTAAATGAAGAGGCTGGTAATGAATTTGTATGTGGACAATTTAATGAACACATGGATTTGCCAAAAGCAAATTTAATTGTTTCTACTAATGTATTTCAACACACCAAGGACATTCATGCCTTCATGCGAGGCATTGTTAAATTTCTTGATGGAGTGTGGGTGCTGGAATTTCCTTACACTCTTGACACCATCACTACTGGTCAGTTTGATCAATTTTATCATGAGCATTATTATTACTGGCTCATGGCGCCCTTGGAAGAATTGTTTAATCAGTATGGCCTAAGAATTATTGCATATTTGCCGCAAACCATT